GGTAGCCCATCCCTGTGATAGAAGTATTCTCCCTTGTGTACTAGGAATGTCTTTTGATATTCCCCCGGGCTCATTATTTTGATGGCATCATCTGACATCATCAAAATATCCGAGTTTATATCATCTTCCTTCATACCACTGCTTACTACTTCTATCTTATTGGGTTTTTTCTGGTCATTCTTTAGCATTCTCTAACTTCTTTAAGATCCTGTTCATCTTACTGTGTGCCGATATAAAATCTTCCATTGACCCTTTATAGTTCTTGACTGCAGTTGATATTTTTTCCATAGTCTTGGTCATATCCCTTTTAGACTTCAGGAAATTAAATTTTACCTCGTCCCATGGTTCTATACTCATCTTAGAGTTAAGGGGTACTCTGTGACGATTTAATTTTATACCATTATTGAGGGTATAAACCTTCTTGTTTTTAGATACTACTTCAGCCTTTTCGAAGAAGCCGGGTCCGATAACTAGTAAAAAGTCGCCTACTTTCATGATATTTGATTTTTAATATTTGCAATATTCAATAGTTCTTAGCAATACCCTCTAGTATATAATATATAACACTTATTCATATGAAAGTCCTTGGTATATGTGGAGCTCAAGGAGCTCTGTTATTCCCGTTTAGGGATCATTTAGTAGGTAATGTAGAACCCCGAGCTATCTTCCATACTCCCAAAGAAGAGCAGTGGAAGCTTAATTTTGGGGAAATTCCCTTGGTTAGAGACCCCGAACCTTTCTTCGGGGAGGATATTGATATAGTACTTGGGTCTCCATCTTGTGGACATAGTAGTGTATTCTCATACTCTCGTAAGAAAACCTTGGGTAAACCCCGGGAAGATCCAACCCTTAATTTATATCTAGCTAGTTTAAAGCGTATTTTACCTAAGGTATTTATTCTAGAGAACCTCCCAAAGTTGCTAGAATTTATTCCAAAAGGAGAATTTGAGCATAATTTACCCCAATATGAGATAATTACCCATTGTCATTCGGTAATGGAATTTGGTAATTCACAAAAAAGTCGTAAAAGGCTCATAATGGTGGGTGTAAGGAGAGACTGTGAATACCATATATCTCAATTTGAGCGGTTATTTAGGGTAAATGTCCCCATGACGGTAAGGGATATTGAAAAGAAAGTGAGAAAAGAGCTCAATTTTAGAGAAGAATCTAGTAAAAAGTTGGCCATGTATCATTATAAAGACCCCCTAAAACGTACCTTAACGGTAAAAGAAGTGAAAAATCTGTGGAGAGGTGAGTTTAAGGATGAATTTAAGTGGCCTATGAAGACACACAAGATGAAAACTTTGCCCGGAGTATACCGTAATAGGTTAGATGCGTACCCATTAACTATAAGACCCTCAAATAGACAGTTTAACCCCCATGGAAGGGTGATGGGGTTAGAGGAATTCCGTATAATCATGGGCTTTCCACCTGAATTTAAGATATATTTTGATCCTAATAATAGGACATATTGGCTAAATAAGGCCCGTAATACCATAACCAAAGGGTCTGTATATGAAGTGGGAATTTGGGCCAAAATATGTCTAGAAAAGAACAAAAATAAGGCCTTAAAATCTTGAACTGATATACTGGCGGGTGTATGCGCATATATGCGTGCGTAATATATTACCCCCCTAAAGAGGAGTAATATATTTAACTTACACTCTTTAGGAGGGAGGGTAAATAAAGAAAACTAAAAACATAAAAACCATGAAAAAAATCTTTGTTGTTTTATTGGTGATAGCCACTGGTGTATTAATAACCCATTTGATAAACCGTAATGTAAAACTAAGGGACCAGCTGAAAGCTGTTACACATAAGGTAGATACAGTTTACTTTGAAAAACCTTATGTACCTAAAACAGAGTTCAAGAATATCAATATTCCCAAGTCAGTATTTGTATATCGTACTGAACCGGTTGAGATAGAGAAAGTAGTATATAGAGATACTACGGTAGAAATACATACAAGAGACTCTACCATCATAGAATATAAGCCACTATTCTTAACTGAATATCCCAATTCTCCCAAGTTGATACAAATGATATTGAATAATACTGATCTATCATTGACTACTATGAATCCCGAGGGAGTAGTTATGACCCACAATCATAACATAAATCTCAATAGGTATCAATATAACTACCTTGATGGTAAATTAACCTTCAAAAACAGGGGATTCTTTAATAGGCTAAGCATAGTTCCTGAATATATGTTCAGACCTGTATCAAACTTACATGATCTCAATTTGGGGATTAAATACGATACTGGAAAATTTTCTTATGAATTGGGACTTAATGTCAACTACTACCCAAATATCAAGAAAGGGCTTGGGTATGAACCTTTCCTAAAGTTGAGTTACGAGTTTTAACATTTTTCATTATGGCGAAGAAGAAGATAGATATTACTGAGAAGGAGTTGACTAGGGAGGAGATAAATATACTATCCAGAGTCCCCAAAGACCCCTTCCTATTTTCAACCTTCTGCTATGTGGTAAACCCCGTGATGGGTATGGTAAACTTTAACCTATACCCCTTTCAGAAGTCTGTATTGCTACAGTTTCTGAAACACAGGTTCAATATAATACTCAAATTCAGACAGGCTGGACTAACAGAGTTGATATCCATGTACTGTTTGTGGTTGGCAATGTATCACCCAAACAAGAAGATAAACATTATCTCCATTAAGGATAACGTTGCTAAGAAGGTACTGAAAAAGATAAAGTTCATGTATAAGAACTTACCATGGTATCTTCAAGTACCCATAATAAACGGTAGACAGGGAGATTTTGGTGCAGTATCTTCTATGGAGTTTTCAAATGGCTCTATAATAGAGTCACTACCTACTTCTGATCAAGCTGGTCGTTCTGAGTCTCTGTCTTTGCTTGTGATAGATGAGGCTGCAATCGTAAGATGGGCTTCTACTGTATGGGCTGCAGCATTTCCTACTCTGTCTACGGGAGGATCTGCTATCATAAACAGTACTCCTTATGGAGCCTCGGGTTTTTTCCACTCTACTTGGGTAGATGCTATAGCAGGGGGTAATCCATTTAACCCGATAAGACTGTACTGGCAAATGCACCCAGATAGAGATCTTAATTGGTACAATCAAATGGCTGCTGCCCTTGGTCCTCGTAGAACAGCCCAGGAGATAGATGGAGACTTCTTATCATCGGGTAATACTGTATTTGATCTCACTGATATAAAGGCCATAGAAGATAGCTTATGGGATTATCCCGTAATCAGTAAGAGGTTGAAAGGTCAATATAGACAGTTTAATGATCCCGATGATACCCACGAATATTTCCTTGGAGCTGACTGTGCTACTGGTAGAGCTACTGACTACTCAGCTTTTACCGTAATGACTAGAGAGGGTGAGGAAGTGGCTTGCTTCAAAGGTAGGATACCTCTTAATCAGTATGCTCGGTTGTTGGGAGATATAGGTACTCTGTATCATTATGCTTGTTTAGCCCCAGAGACCAATGATGTTGGTACTGCTGTAACATCTATACTTGAAACCGAGGGATATCCTAACCTGTATTACTATACCAAACTACTAAAGGGAAAGAAGAGGTCTAGGCCAGAAGAGTCAAAGGTACCTGGGTGGTTGACCACCAACAAGAATAGATCTGTAATAATCGAAAACTTAGAAAGGGATATCCGAGAAGACAATATCATCGTAAAGGATCCATTCTTTATACAAGAGGCTTACACTTTCATCTATGATGGTAGCGGCAGACCCATTGCAAAAGGAAAGCATAGGTCTGCTTCCTCTTCTGTAGATATGGACCTAGAGGGAGAGACCTATTCAGATGATTCTATATTTGGAAAGGCCATAACCAACCACATAAGGTCACATGGTAAGAATCAAAACGTAGTAATTCCAGAATAACATGAAACAAAGTTTGTCAAGATTCTTCCAGAGCATGTTCAAAAAGAAGAGTGGGTCTGATGACCCTGTTTCTGTGATATCTCCCGGAAGAGTATCAGCTCCTGAGGATAATACTCAGGAAACCATACTAACGGGTTTGCATGACAGTATAAAGCTTGTAACACCCAGTTTTAGAACCGAGCTAATACCTCTAATAAGAGATTTGTACAAGGTAAATCCTGATGTAAGTATAGCTCTTCAGGATATGTTCAAACTGGCTAACACCGGTCATGAGATAACCTTCCCTAATAACACTCCCAAAGAGGCCGAAAAGATGAGGAATCATCTTCTGGAAGCTCGTAAGAAGTGGTCTAAGTATACAGCCGGTATAGATGGACTAGTAAATAAGTTCATAGTACAGTTGTTAGTAGGCGGGGCCATATCTGTGGAGGGTGTACCAAATAAAAACCTGGATGGACTTTCAACCATCTTATTCCTTAACCCCGAGAATATAAAATTCCGTAGGTTGAATGATGGAGTATACCACCCGTATCAGAGAAACTGTAATAGAGTATATGGTATGGGTGAGGAGTATATCAAGCTGAATACAGAGACTTACCTGTATATAGGTATGTATAATGATACCGATGAACCATACGGAGTACCTCCCTTTATGGCCGCTTTGGATTCAATAGCTGGTCAGCATACCATGAGAAAAAATTTCAAACATATCATGGAGTTGATGGGCTTAGTTGGATTCCTGGAGGTAAAGATGACAAAACCTGCAAGAGAGCCCAACGAATCTTCAGGAGCATATAAAGCTAGGTTGAAGAATACTCTTAGAGATCTCAAGAGGAATATACGGGACGGTATGAATGACGGTGTTGTAGCTGGATATTCTGATGACCATGAGTTCAAGATGAATTCCACTACATCTACTCTATCCAATATAAACTTGCCGTGGGATATGAACCAACAGTCTGTAGCTAACGGCCTTGGAGTAAACGGTTCTATCATAGGTACAAATAACAGTAAGAACGGAACTGAGGGTGGGGCAGGCATAGCGCTATCCAAGATGATATCTCAGTTAAGGAATATACAAAAGTTATTGAAATTTGCTCTTGAGTTTTTCTACTCTCTAGAATTAAGGTTAGCCGGTTTTAATAACAAGGGTATAAACATTATATTCCATACCTCTACTGTATCAGATGAAGTTAAGGTACAGCAAGCTCTAGAGTATAAGATACGTAACCTGAATGCTCTGTATGATCAGGGAATTATATCTCAGTTCGATTATGCCTGGGCTATGGGATACGATTCTCCTGATCAAGATGAACCTCGAGTATCTAGGGATACCAATGATACTGAAGATGTAGATGACAGTGCTAAATCCCGAAAGAGAGAAGAGGATAAAGACAAGTCAGATAGAAAGACCCGGGACAAGAACAATCCCAACCCTAAAAGAAAAGATCAGGATTCAAAACCCAGATAAATATGTCTAAGTCAAAGAAAACCCTAACCAGTAGTCAGTCATTTACTGATGTAATGGTTATATCCGGAGGTCACAGTCTGATGGTATCCCATGTACCTGAGGAGGTAGCTAGCGGTTCACTGTCAGACAACTTCTATAAGGCGACCAAGAAGGATAAAGAGTCTATTGAGAGATTCGGTATGTGGGGAGGCTCTCTCAATTTTAATTCATTCTCTCCCGAGGTAACCCCAGAGATGCTAAAGCCTAAGGACGAAGAGTTCATAGAGCCTATGTTCCGTATGCTTAGTTCTACGGTGGTATCTAAGAACTATAATCCTACTTACTTCGGTGCCGAAGTATTAAAGGAGTCAATGCCTCTACTGGTGGGCCAGACCATAAACCTGGACCATGATATGGACGTGGGTAATGCTATTGGAGCTGTGAAGTCTGTTGAGTGGCAGGATAGCTATGAAGTAGATGGTATAGTAATACCTTCGGGTATAAATGGAATATTTAAGATAGACGGTATGTCTAATCCCCGTATAGCCAGAGGTATTATGATGGACCCTCCCTCTATACACTCTAATTCAGTAACGGTTGAGTTCGAGTGGGAACCCTCTCATAAGTTCAACGATATATGGGAGTTCTATGATAAGATGGGAACCTATGATGAGGAAGGAAAGCTTATCTGTAGGATAGCTACCCGAATCATATCATATAAGGAAACATCTCTGGTATGGCATGGAGCCGATCCCTATGCTCAGAAAATCGTAGACGGAGTAATAAACAATATCCAATATGCCCATAGCCAGGGGATGTCTCTTTCGGAGGATCAGAGAAAGTTCTTAGAGGACCCTCATCGAAAGTGGTCACAGATGGACTACAAGGATATTAAGTCAAATCTCGATACTCCCCGTTTTTCTAATAGGAGGGATAACCAAATGAAACCTCAAATCCAAAACATAAACAATATGAACGAACAGAATCAGGAGATTAAGGCCTTCTTGGAAAGTATCTTTGGAGGTGGGTATCTCACCCTGGAAGAGGGTAAAGAGAAAACTCTCAGCCAAGTACTCAGTCAGGTTAAGGCTACACTCGGTGAGGTAAACTCACTGAAGGAGTCTATTAAGGAGAAGGATAAGACCATAGCTGGTCTCAACGAGGAGATTTCTAATCTCAAGAATGAGGTCAGTGAGTCGGCATCCTTTAAGGAGAAGGCTGGAATGTATGACAAGTACATCGAAAGTTACCGTGAGAGTGTTATAGGTAACTATACAAAACTCATGGGCGACAAAGTAGATGACAACATAGTAAGCCTTCTGAAAGAGGCTTCAGTTGCATCTCTGGAGGCTCTGAATAAGAGTTACACTACTCAGCTGGAGGAGAAGTTCCCCCTGCATTGCAATCACTGCGGATCAAAGGACATCAGCCGAGCTTCGTCTGTAGAAGACGGTAAGGACGATGAAAATCAGTTCAAGGAGAAGACCGTAAAGGATGCTATAAGCAACCTCGCAAACAGTAAACTGAAATAGTTAAACAAACAAATTATGGCAGATTTTCATAAGGTTGGGGGTATTACTCCCAAGGCCGTGATCTACAAGAGCGAATCACATAAGCTCCATCAGGCCTTCAATGTAAAGGACGGTGACACGGTAGTAGCCGGTCAGCCAGTAGTACTCAACGATGATGGTACCATTTCTCCCTACAAGGGTACTGGTATATATCTCGGAGTAGCTGTAAACTACAGTAAGTATCCGGTATATCCCCCCGAGGATGTTAATAAACCTCAGGTTACCGTAATGATGGAGGGTTTTGCCGTCATCCACGGTATAGTGAAGACTACCAATGTAACAAAATGTGGTTTCGTAAACCCAGATGGTACATTGGACGAGTCTGGTATCTATCCTAACTATACTCCGGTAGCCGAAAACTACCTGAATGCAACCACTGGTCAGCCTATCCCCGAGGTACATTTCATCGCAATCACTAAGGGCAATACGGGAGATATTATCCGTATCCTTGTACGTTAAACAAAAAAACATTCCAAAATATGTCAGAAACTAAGCTTATAAAGGAGTCTCTCCTCAAGGAACTTCCCGATATGGTGAAGTCTATGGATAGCTATCGCCAGGGAACAAACAAACATTTGCCGGTTGATATTCACCTGAACGAGATGGTGAGTGAGAAGTACGGTGTATCTATGGATCAGTATCTCCAGACACTGGGCGTAAATCCCAAGGTAGATACCATGGAAAACATCTTCTCTATGCCGGATCCCAATCTCCGATGGTTGGTACCGGAGTTTATCCGAGAGGCCATCTTCCTGGGTATGCGAGAGGCACCGTTCTATCCCAATGTGATAGCAAGCGATCAGCCTGTATCGTCACTCACCACCATCATGCCGTATGTGAACATGTCGGATGCTGCTCCGGCCCGAATCAATGAGGCCGAGACTATCCCTCTCGGAAACGTAAGCTTCGGTCAGAAGAGCGTAAGCCTTTACAAGATCGGAAAGGGATTCAAGGTAACTGACGAGGTACGTAATTACGTATCTATGGATGTGATGTCTATCTTCCTCCGTGATTTTGGAGTACAGCTGGGTTATGCCCTGGATAGCCTTCTCATCAACGTTCTCATCAACGGTAACAAGGCCGACGGAAGTGAGTCTGCACCGGTTATCGGTGTAACTAGCACGGCTTCGGGAATCGTATACAAGGATCTTCTCCGAGTATGGATCCGAGCTTCTCGACTCGGTAGAAACTTCCAGACCCTCATTGGTGACGAGGATGAGTCTATCAAGCTCCTCGACCTGCCCGAGTTCAAGCAGCGTTACATGGGAACTACCGATGCTAAGCTGAACTTGAAGACCCCGGTTCCTTCATCGGCAGACTTCTATATCCATGGCGGTATACCCGAGAACCAGGTGATGATGGTAGATCCTCGAGCTGCAGCTATAAAACTGACGGCAAAGCAGCTCATGCTTGAGTCGGAGAGAATCGTATCTAACCAGACTCAGGCAATCTATGCCTCTATTACCACGGGATTCTCGAAGATGTATCAGGATGCAGCTCTTCTCCTGGACGGCTCTCAGGAATTCACGACTAAGGGATTCCCCGAGTACATGGACGTAGATAAGTACATCGGTACTGATATCGAGTAAACCTAACACATATCAGAATCACGTTTGGGTGGGTAGTATAGGGTTTACTCCCCTAAACTACCCATTTTTTTTTATTTAATAACTATAACCATGACGAAGTATATCAAATTAAATCCGGCTTCAACCATATTCTACAGTCACACTCTGAAGTTGAAGATTCTGAAGGGTATGAAGGTAGAGTTGACCGACAACTTAAAGGACAATCCTATAATTCGTAGAGCCATGAGTAATGGTCATCTAGTATTGGAGGAAGTAGAAGATCCCAAGGTAGTAGAGGATAATGAAGTAGAAGACACCAATCCTGTAGAAGATCAGGAAGCCGATGATCAGGGGGAAGAGGTAGAAGATCCTTCGGATGAAGTATCTGACCTGATACAGGAGGCCAAAGAAATGTATGAGGGAGGTCAAAGTGTGAAGAGCATATCTAAGGCATTCACCTTTGATCAGCTGAGCCAGATGCTGGCATTCTACGAGTTTACCGTAGACGAGTCAGATAACAACCTCAGCCTCACGAAGGTACTGGTTGAACAGTTTAAGCTGTAAGTCCTATGCAGGTAGACTTCTTATCCGCCACCGTAGGACTAAGCTTAAAGGTAAAGGTATATGCAAACCCTTTACCCGGATCCTTCATATGTAAGTGGGACTTTGGTGACGGATCTGAGGTAGAGACGGTTGAAGATAAGCTGACCTCCAGTCATCTCTATGAAAATACCGACTTCTATACTGTAAAGCTTACTCTGATAGATCAAAGCGACGACAGTAAAGAGTATAAGGTAATAAAATCAATAGGGGTAAGTGAAGTAACAAAGACCCAACTACCCGGTAGTATATATGATCTGATAGATACCTATGTACCTTCAGACATATTTGGGGAGATGCCCATATCGGTAAAGCAACAGTATATCGAGAAATGGCAATTGTATATTCAACCCCTAGTAGATAGAGATGTCCTCCACAGAATTCCGATAGAACAGTATAATAATGAGCTGTACTATGAGGCCCTAGAAAACCAGTTAATTATGGAGCTAGCAGCTTATGATTTCATGGTCGATCGGGTGTCTTTAATGCTGGGGGCTTCAGCCGAAGGTGTAATAGCCAACAACTCGTCTTCTACCTCATCTTCCGAGGAGTCTACCAGTACTGCAGGATCCGAAGCTGTAAAGAGGATACAAACTGGTCCCTCAGAGGTGGAGTTCTTTGACCAGGTAGATTCAGACTCGAAGACCACTTCTAGTGTAGTAAAAGCTATGCAACCAGGTGGAATCATAGATATACTTAAGCAGAAGATATGTATGCTGGCCGGAAGGTTAGATATATACCTACCTATCTGTGATCGACCCGGAGTAGTAGTAGTTCCTAAAGTCGTAAATCGAAGGGTTAGAACTCCTCTAGGAGGTCCGGATCCCGGCTATCCCGTTAAAAAGTAATTAGAGTATGGCTAGGCGTAAAAGAATTAAAGATGTTGACTGGCAGAGATATGCCGATATCATAAACGATTTCGTGGATGTTGATGCCGGTAAGCAAAAGATAGTATGGTTAAGGTATATAAATCAACCTCTACCTTATGGGGAAGACTCTGGAGAGGAATACGTGCCTGTGGTACTGGAGGGTCTCATACAGTACAACTATATTAGGACCTGGCCATCACTCAAAGAAACTGTTGGAGGTGATTTAGACGGTATAAACATAGCCATATATTTCACTCAAAAGCAGTTAGGAGACAAAGGTTATCTAAACAAAGATGGATATTGGGACTTTAATTGGTCTAGAGATAGGTTCATAGTAAACGGAAAGGTCTATGAACCTGGAGGTGATACTCAAGTAGCCCAGGCTAAAGACAAGCCATTGCTATTCTTCCTAGTAATCAAGAGATCCAATCCTGAGGAGAGTAATAACCTGTTATCTTACCTTGACAAGGTTGATATATAGTCTCTTTTTGGTGTGGTGAGGGTGATACCTTGCCACACCCCTAAACAAAAATCAAATCATATGTTCGAAGTTACATGGGATGACGGCTCTGGGGATAAGATATACTTTAATCCCCAATATGTACAAGAAACGGGAGGTATATTAGTAACCTCGGATGAAAATCGTACGGGAGTAGAAAGGCGTAAAACAGTATACTTTTCTGAAACCCTATTCAGAACCGAGGAACATGATACTAAAGCATACTTGACCATAGTTCAAACTCCAGATTCAAAATTATATTACTAATATGGACGGTAATGCAAAAAATAACACTTTTCTAGAGTGTTTATTAAAAATCCTATTATATATTTGGCAATTGCCCCAAAATTTACTTGGACTGGCATATTTGATGCTGAATTCGGGATGCAAGCCCATATTCAATCAACGCCGAGCAAATTTTTACATACTACCTGAATCCCGGAGTTCTGTATCATTGGGTATGTATGTATTTATATCTAAATACGACAGTCTAACCGAGGCTGTATATGATCATGAGTATGGTCATTGTATACAATCTCAAATACTTGGTCCACTATATCTCATAATTATAGGTATACCAAGTGGGCTTCATGCTTTATTATACAATCCGGCAGGTAATTACTACTCTTTCTATACAGAATCATGGGCTAATAAGCTAGGTGGAATATCTGGGTATGAGGGACAGATAAAATACCATAAACCTGGAATCATATATACAACATACGAGTACCTGTTGAAAAAGTACTATGAACTATGGAAATAGGGAGGAGGGGGTTATATACTCCCCCTCCCTATATTCTTTTTAATAACTTAGGGACATGGCTAATAGAGTAAGCATAGGTATACCCAGAGGAATAGGGGATATAGAGATAAGGCTAGAAGGTAATTGGAGACTTGTGGATCAGTTTATGGAAGAGCTAGCCTCTAACATACAGAGTGGATATGACATAGCTGTAAGTAAGTTTTCAAATAAGCTCATTGGTATAATCAAGAAGTCCATGATTACTGGTACACCTCCTCCAGGAGGCGGAGTATACTGGGAACCTTTGGCTAGTTCAACCATAAAAAGATATGGCAATCATCCCATATATTACCTAACTGGATTATATTGCCGATCCATAGGTATATACAAGTATAGGGGTAAGACTCTAATAGGTTTACCCCGGAACTTCAAGAAAGCTTCCAATCAAAAGATAACCCTTAACCAGCTAGCTATATTACTAGAATATGGTTCTAAGGGAGGTGGTAATATACCTCCAAGACCATTATGGAGACCTGCTGTAAAATCAGTGGGTGGAGTAGTAGAACTACGTAAATCAGCCCTAACAGAGATAAGGCGTAAGTTCTTGAAATACGGGTTCAGAGCAAATCAAGTGAGACTAAAAAGATAAACAGATATGATAAATTCACAGGAAATTATTGAGAGGTCATTCTATGAGGCCTTACTCAAAACTACAGTAAATCTGGGGTATACCGTGGACCCTATGCAGTATCAACCCGTAAGCATAGATAATCAGACCCGATTCAATCAAGACATGGATCATATAAAATCCGAAAAGGGGGTATTTATAAGTGTATTTGGAGTTGGTAATAATAAATCTAGAGGAGTAAAGTTTACACCTCGCATAACCGTAGACTCCGAAGGATTTTATCCGGGAGATATTGGTATGCCCCGTCAAATCATAGATAAGGAGGAGGGTATAGGGTATACAGCTACCGAAGAGCCGTATGAAGCCTTGGACAATCTCATAAATATTCATCTAATAAGTGATGATGTAAAACACATGAGAATACTACATCAAATACTCTTTTGGTCCATACCTCAGAGGGGGTATTTGAAACCTTTTGGTGAAGAGGAGTTTCTGTTTAGTGGCAATATATTCCTTAGAGTAGTAAACTTCTATAACATACCGGATCAAGAGAATGGTTTGTTGGAGAAGATATATCAATTTGAGGTAAAAGATTGCCTACTTGATATGGGAAAGAGTCCCATAGAAATACCTCCTATAAGAGATATATCTTGTTTGATACCTAACGAAAATATCATCGATATCCATGGGTAAAAGAGATTTAGCTTTCATCATCGAAAGCAGTGGTAGATATACTAAGCCGTTTCCTGAAGAGCCTACACCTCCCTGTTGTGACACGGGATACCTCCTTACTGATAATGGAGGCTATTTCTTAGACAACCGGATACGTAAGTTTCAACCCTCAGAAGAGGATATACAACTATCTTTAGACGTATATAGTTTACACTTCCCTGCTGAAGGTGGTACTAGAATAATCAATATACAGACTAACGTAATAGCTCAGTTGATAGAAGTTATACCTCCTTCTAGTAACTTTACCGTAATACAAGATGGTTATAGATTGATAGTAACTGCTCGGGAAAATATAACCCCCGATACTCTGGAGTCTGAGATAGAAGTGAGGGTAGGAAGTAATCGATCTTTCTGCAAGTTGACTCAGGATGGAGTAGTATACGAGTATAGGTTAGACCTAGAGGCATTCCCAAACAATATCTCTGCCTCTGGAGGTACTTCTAAGATAACTGCCTTATTAAAGAAGTATCTTAATGGAATCCTATATAACTCAGAACCCGTAGAGCCTACCTATACAGGCGAAGCTCCGGGATTTTTACTACGAGACGATGGAACTGTAGAAGTAGAAAATCGAGGTATAGACGAGGGTCCAGAACGTAGTATAAGCATACATGCTTCTTATTCTTCTTCTGAGTCAGGGGTTGTAGAGGCTAAGGTAGTTATAAATCAGTTAGAGAATGTAGTTGAAGAGTATTCTACACCCTTAATATCTATAAGTTATGACAGTATACCACCTTCTGGTGGTACAGTACTACCTAAAACTACGGTAAGTCAAGAGGCCAGGTATAGTTCTAACAGTACCAGCCAAATAACCTCTGGAGGTAAATGGGTTTTTGACGGAGCCGATAATGAGGATACTGGATCAGTAACTAGGGATACTTTAGGTACAGTAGCCATAGATACTAGGGTAGTAGCCGAGATATCCGCTACTTTAACTCTTAATGGTAAGTCAGTAACCAAAGATGTTCAAGTACTCCAGTTAAGTAATAAACTAGAGGATTTACATATAGGTGGAAACAATGATACTCAATATACAGATCCTATTACTGTATGGGGTCCATCTGGGGGAACTAATACATATACTTTATGGCTAAGGTATACTAGTGGTACCTATGTAGCAAGTAACTTTAATGATAATGGAGTAGAAGTTGTATGCTTATTCGACGGAGAGTATACAGTTACCTATAGAGGCGATAATAGCCAGTTTATGGACTTCAAAGTATGGCCTAGACAAACTGAGTCAGATCAGAGGCTAAATGGAACCATAGATGTGGTTGCTAATATAGGAGGTGTACAAAAAGAGGGTCACCTGGATGTGTATCAAGAGGAGAATCCTTGGGTACTAGCCTCTCCTTGGACTGTAATTATAGTAGAAGAGCCTAGCGGTACTATACCCTATACAGGAGGAACTATTAGAGTTGTTACTGAAGCCCGTAGATCTATAAGACTAGCTTCTGGAGTATGGGTAACCGAAAAATCCGGGTGTGAGTGGTCAGGTTATGCCGAGGGATTTACTTATGATAGTGTAGCCGGAACAGTTACAGCTGAAGAAAATATACAATCATTAGGTAGGTTTATAAGTATAACAGCTTCAAAAGACAATGGTCCTAATCCAACAGCTAGTAAGCTTTTCAAGGTATATCAGGATGGAAATCCTACAAAACCTATATTAAAGTTGAAATTACCAGTAATTATCACTGAACAACCTACAGAAAGTATGAGGGTTGAGATACCAGATATTGGGTATACGGGATCTCTAGCAATAGGGTCAGTGAAGCAGGGTATACCCGAGGGAGGTACTACCATAGACTTCTGGTTAGAGTATGATACTAATGTATCATCTAACTCAGCGGTATGGAGAATGATACAGCAATATAGTGGATCTTCTTCTAAGATAGTATTTAGTATTAATTTACCTTTTATAAAAGGTATAGGTGATAATTATATAATGAGATTCTTTAGAGGTCACACTACTGTGGCTCTTGCATATCAGGCGGCTATGTCTGATGAATATCTATGTGAATTAAGTATGTAAAATCCAAAAAAAAATCAATATTATGGCTAGTGAAATTTGTTCTAGAGGCGATTACAAATCTATATTCTCAGGACCCGAGATAGATGAGATCCTGTTAAAGGCTAAGTTGGCATTACAGGGTGATTATACCGTATTTTTGAATTTGAATCTAGCGGCTAAGGGAGAGCCAGATGAGAATGGAGATACGGCTTATGATGTGACAAATAGCCTGGAGGAATTACAGGAGTTCATGTCTATGTTCCTATCATCTGCTGATAACTCTCAGTGGGTTATAAACAGACCTCTGGAGAATATCCAGATATACAGTGTTGATACTCGAGTAATAGATCGTACTACTGAGAACGTATCCCTATTACTTACAGCTAATGAGAGTGTAGTAGATAGTACATATAATCGTAAGCAGATAGTAGTAACTATACTGTATAATACCGTGACCAAAGCTGTACAGACTACTGCAAAAACTCAGTGGTTATTGCCCAAGTTGGTACAAGAAGAGGGTAATAGTACCAAATTCACCATGTCTCAAAAGGTCATTACTGACGCTTTTATAGAAGAGAGGAAGATAAGAGAAGAGGCTGATATAGCTTTAGGTAAGCGTATAGATAAAGAGATAGAAGATAGGACTGAGGCTGATAAAATTTTACAACAACATATAGATGATGAGGCAGAAGCTCGGAAAAATGCTGATACAGCTTTAGGTAAGCGTATAGACCAAGAGATAAAAGATAGGCAGACCGGTGATGCTCAGACTTTAGCTAGTGCTAAGTCCTATGCTGATAGTTTACGAGCAGCTAGTGTTAAGGATATCCAGGGCTTACAGACCCAGATAAACTCTATCAATCAAGCCATTACTCAGCTAAATGAAGATTTAAGTAATTTGTCTGATTCACTGAGGGATGATTATTATACTAAAACCCAGAGCGATGATCGATTTGTTCCATTAGAGGGCGACTCAGTGATTAATGGTAATATAAAGGCTATTACTATGAGTGAGATATAAAAATACTCTAGAATATGAAAAAATACAGGTATTTAATAACAGGGGATGACATACAGACTATGGGTCTAACCTTAATCCCCGGAAAGGTAGCTCCTTCGGGTAAGAAGTTCCTTACTATGGAGGAGATAACCTCAGTGTACTATGCTAAGGTTGACCTACCAACGGGTTCAGATAAGAGGTTAGTTACTTATGAGAGAGTATCTTCTTCCATAACACTTACAGCAGAACCATCACAGTTGTCTTTCAACTATGCTAGAGGTAGTAAGACTGTAAGAATAAATACTAATGCCGATTATAGCCTAATACGAGTACTATCATCAGACCCCGATAGGTTTGCTACATCCCTAGAGGGTAACGTGCTTACTGTTACAGTACCACAGAACGATAGTGAGAATAACTATAATGGAGGTATACAGATAACTGTAGGTGATAAGAGTATAACAGTTAGTGTATCTCAATCAGGGTCTGTATATGAGAGATTCTTAGAGTGCTCTGTAGGAGATAAGTATGACTTCGAAGCTTCTGGAGGACTAGTTAATCTTGTATATACTCTGATCACTTACAAGAACGGTGAAGAGTATAGTAGGGAGTCTGTTATACCTACTGACTATGAGTACACCCCTGTAGACGGGTTCAGTGTAAATACAGGGGATAGGAGTGTAACGGCAAGTAATAGAGGTACTACTATAGGTAGTGAAAGGTCTCTATACTTAACCGCTATATATCAAGGGAGCAATTTCCAGGTATCTACTCAGACTAAATTTGTACAAGAAGCTAATGTCATAGAGGATGTATTGTATGGAGAGTGGGAAATAAGTTTGACGGCAGATAAGTATACGTCATCTAGTTCTCCTGCCCCTGCTTCTAGAGCACAGTCTACCATAACGGCTACTGCCACCCGTACTAAGACCAACGTATACACTTCTGGAGCTACTCAGGGATTACCCAATGAAAATGCTACACCGTCACTTAGTGTATCGGGCACAGGCTTCACTCTTAGTGGTAATGTAGTTACTATAGCCGATAGAACTAATGTAGAGGGTGCACAAAGAACCGGTGTAGTAACAGCTACCTATGGAGGAAAGTCCAAAACCCTTAATCTGTATCAAGCTGAAAACAAGATAGTAGGGGTTGGTGCTACTGGAACTGTAACCTCGGGGAGGGGTACTCTTCTGAGTATATATGCTTCTGGAGGTGAAGTTACATGGAGTCCTGTAGTTGAATATTCATCGGGGTGGAATGGTACCCCTCCTAGTGGAGTAATTATAACCTATAGCTTATCTAATACTGATTTAGGAGCTACTCAAGATGGAAATGTTACTACTTGGCCCAATAGAGGTATAACCATAGGTGCATGGAGGGGAGTAAATGTAAATATACATGCTAGTTCTTCATATACTACTACTCCTGTGTTGGGTACAGTATCCACAGGACAGAATCTTAATGGTATTACTTCTATAGATATAAGGGCCTGTGGAGGTGCTGTAGACCCTCCACAAACAAACTACCCAGCCTCTAGAGAATCACATTGTTTTTCATTTAGATGTTTCTTCTCTAGTGGTAGTGATGCTGAGATATCTGCGATAGATGGTCTTGAAACATGGAGCTTTAATCAGTCATGGGGATCATGGGCTCCTACATCTGAAAATAGGTGGTGGGGAAATTTGACAGTATCTAGTAGAGGTACAACTATAGGTAACGCTAGGACTGGTACCTTAACATGTACTGTAAAAGGTACTATCAACGGAGTATCCATAAATGTTAGTGATTCTGTAACTATAACCCAAGCAGCAAACCTTGTAACTGAATTGAGACCTACTCCTCAGGGATTCCGATATAATAATATAGGTGCTGGGGATACTACGGCTACCCCCACATCAATAACTCCGGGAGCTAATTCTGTGGTATATGTATTCAGTAGTGGAGCTACTTCATCGGCTATGCCTGGTGATTCTTACGGATCATTCACTAGTAGGGAAGAGTATTCGTTGGGAACTGTGCAAAATGGATTTACCGCTGTAAATCGCAGTACCGGAGTATTAACTGCTACCAATCGATCATATATACTTGGACCCGATAGGGTATCTGGAGTAGTCACCAAGAAATATATATGTACTTGGACTCATTCTTCTACTTATGGGGGTAGTACAGTTTCGGGTACTGGCAGTACTACAGCCACTTGTACTCAAGGTGCTAATATAGTAGTTAGCTTAGTAGTGGTAAATGTCAGCGGTAATACACCTACTACCTCTTTCCCCGCCAAGGGTAATACCGGATATAACTATCACGGCAAATCAACCTATTCTTCGGGTAGTGTACAGTTATCGGGAATAAATGCCGAACAATACTCATATGAATTAACTTCTAGTGCAGGTTTTTCTAAGGTAGATGCTTCTAATAAGTCCTTTACTACTGTAAGGGTTGAGAATAGAGGTACAACTATAGGTAGTGCCCGTTCAGCGGTTTTGACCGTGAAATTTACAAACCCATCATATACAGGATATAATAATGTGGTATCTGGGTCAGTAACCTTAACTCAAGAAGCCAATAGTGTAACTTATACGGCTCCTATAATGACCTATACTAAGTCAGTAATACCGGCTTCAGGGGGAACTGGTTCTGTTAGGATGACTTTTAAGTCCACAGCTACATATACGTCTGGAGTTAAGGAGTCAGTATCTAGTAGTCCAGATCCAAATGGCCAAGATGCAGTACATAGGGCTTGGAGGCCTACTGATATAAATCCCTGGATGGCCGAGGGTTATATCTATGGGGGTCTATCTCCATATAACTACCCAAATGTTACTCAAGATGAGACTACTTGTACTCTATCCTACGTAGACGGGGGTAATCCTTTCAGCAACGTAGGTCGTATAGTCCGTATGAAGTGTACAGCTCCTCCTAAGTCAGGGGCAGGGAATGTACTGTACTGTGGAGGTATACGGTATAATTTTAGTACCTCCGAAGTAGGTAATTACTATTGGCATCTAATAATTAAATTGCCTGTTGGTTATAGGGCTTGGTTTTCATACAATAGTTTGGGAACCGGGGGCAATGCTTCATTCCTTAATGGAGGTATTCCTGTTGGTACTGGAGATTGGCAGGCTGTATATGGTAGATATGTAATAGGGGAGGGTGGAAATACCCTTAATTTATATATCGTAGTGTGCAGGGACAGTAGTACTCCTGCTCCAACGGCTTCTAATCCTGCTATACTAGATGTAGCCTATAGTGCTGTGACCCGACTGTATAGTGGATCACCCAATCCCCTGTATTTCACCAATAAGGGTGTATTTACATACCCATCCCTCGGGTTACAGCCTACTCTATATGCTCAACCCATAAACAATTCTACCACAAATGACACCGTGGTAAAGAATAGGGACTTTGCCCCTATGCTGTACTGGAATGTGTATGGATTTACCTATTACTTCTGCATGTTCGTTCCTCAAGATCGTAATATTATAACCTCTTGTAAAGTAGGAGGTAATGCTGATAATACTAGATATACGTACGGGGCTCCATCATCTCCCGTATCTGCAGGATCATCGTGGTATCATATTGGATTATGGGCAGTAATGAGTTCTGGTAAATCAGGGTATTTAGATAATGATTACTACTCATCCGCATCTAATCAGACCTCGTGGGCAACTATTGGTACTAGTGGAGCTGGTTATAACTTCTTCCACAAGTTGAACATAGCTAGTAGGGGTCTTATTGAGGGAGATGCCAGAAGTGTGATAATAACTCTAGCTACCCTAAATACTAAGATAAATGCTACGTATGCTAAGAGTGCTACTTATACCATACAGCAGTCTGCAAATGTAGCTACCTATGGCTTGCCATGGTTTAAGTCATGGATACAAAAGGGTATAATACCAGCTTCGGGAGGTAGTTCTCAGAGTAGGAGTCTAGTATATACTCAGCCAGTTACATACTCTTCAGGAGATAATAAGATTGTAACTACTGGGGCTACAGTATCTCAAGAGTCATATTGGGGAAGAATAGATGGACCTCAAGTTAATGCTATGCCTGTATACGACCTATTTTTTGAAACTACGTCCTATTTAATAAGCCTATACAATAATGCCCACAATGGAGTAACTACCCTAACAAGGGTATATGCTTATCCAGGTGGAGATGATACATTTGGATCTAGGTATGAAATACAGGTAAAAAATACCGGGCTAGGCCAGCCCGGGCTTGGCGGCTTTTATATTCATATAAACCATCCCTCTGGTTTACCAAGTGGTACATCATTTATGTTAACTCTTATGTGTAAGATACCATCTGGATACACTATTAACTGTGCCACTAATAGTTTGGGTACTGGAGGTAAGATAACTTGGTACTCTTCTCAAAGAGGGGATGGTAATTTTAGAAGTTACTCCTTAGGTATAACTCTTGGCACTGGGTATATGTCGGGAGTTTTATTTTACATGTGGTTCAGCGGAACGGCGGGTACCCCATCCTCACCTAAGTTAGTATGTCAGTTACTAAGTGCTATAGAGGTATCAAACCAGGATGCTAATTTGGGAGTTGGTAGAGGGGGTGCTACTTATTCTGGAACCGAGGGTGTATTCAAACTACCATCTCTGGGTACTTTGGTACAACCTCTTGGAGCTGAAAGGTATAATCGTACGGTATGGCTCACTTTTTTGTTAAATGGAGTAAAGTTTGGAAACTTACTATATCCCGTACAAGCTGCTAATGTAGCATCCGCGGAAGCTTGGGTTCCACAAGCAGTATTTAATACCCCCGTTGGGTCATATACCATTGACTATCATGATCAGTACATTCCATATACTAAAGAGGCTACTAGGAAAACCACCTATACTTCTGGATCTGTTACTAAGGAGACTGCTACAGATACGGCTAATATAAAATTAACCAGTAATCAGTCTTGGTGCGTAGTAGCGGCTACTTTCTTAGGATTCACCGAGAATAATACCGGAGCTGATCGTCAGGTAACTATAGGAGTATCATACGGAGGGGTAACCACAAATTATACATTAACCCAATTAAAGAAAGATGTAGGTAATATATCTTTACAGATAGTGAATAATACCCGAGAGTATATTTCACTATTTAGTGAGGGATATACTTATATAGGTTGGGAGGGATCCTCACCTAGAGGTGATTGGCATTTTGAAAATCTGGAATGTGATGCTTATAATACCATTACATATGATGGTATAGGTAATGTGGACTTTTCTACGGCTAGCAGTGATTACGTGGCCACAGCTATATTCTTCAATCTACCTTATCTGAGATCATATCTGAACAGCGGAACTATTTTACAGACATTTGCCTATAAGTTAGAGTTCTTACTATCTACCGATGGGACCACTAACTGGTATAACACTAGTTTAGCTAGTGGTAATACTAACAGTTCCGTGGGTTCTACGGGTAACCTCCCCCTAGGGGGTGTTGGAGTCACTATACCGGCACACACTTCTCCTAATTCTATACGTATAGTTCTAAAAATAACCATAAACTCAGCGGGATGATGAAAGAGATTCCAATAGTACTGGGGATGGATAGTAAGTCTATCCCCAAGACTTTTGCCCTTATAAACTCTATAAGGGTTAATGTACCTAAAGCCCATATCTATATTATAACTGATGAGCCTGTAGATATAGGGGATAGTAACATAGATGTAATATGTGCGGATATACCCTGTAATGGGCCATACTCCCATATAAGTGGACACACATACTATAGACTCATGATAGATAAACTCATACCGTCTCTGGAAAAGTGCATCTATCTTGATTACGATACCATAGTACTAAGTAATATAGGGGAATTAATTTCGGGGGATAGCTGGATCCTGAGAGCAGCTGCCCGAAATAATGAAACCTGTTTCAATGCTGGTGTACTAGCTTTTAACTTTACTCCCGAATGCAGGGAATTAATGGAAAAGGCTAGAAGTAGTATAAAACCAGGTCATGATGATCAGCAAATACTACATGAAATATTCGAGGGCAAAGTAGACTTTGTGGGTATAGAATATAACATGTTAGTAACCCCATACACTCAGGGTGAGTTTGAAATACAGGGGGCCAAGATACTCCATTTTATCGGTAGTAAGAAGCCTTGGGAACATGACCCTCGTCTAAAGTATTACTATGCTTTTATAAAGGATAACCTTAAATAACTAAAATTATGCCAAAATCACCTAACGTAAGTTTCAACTTCGAAAATCGTAATGTGGTATCTAGTGTACCCCTGCTCGGAGTTACTAATGTAGTGGCCCGGACAACTAGAGGTCCTTTCAATGATCCGAAGGACCTTATATATTCCTTCTCTCAGTTCCAGCGTATGTACGGAAGCGAGATAGTTCCTGATGGATCTATCTCTAATATAGAGAAGGCTCTCAGCATGGGCTCTATACTTCGAATATCTCGTGTAAAAGGAACAGGAGCAACTTTCGGATGGGCTCAGGAGAAGACCGGGAGTGAGACTAACCTATCGGGAGAAACTATCCCCGAGAAAGCTTTACTTATAGTCCTTGAGATGTCTAATTCAGCCGGTGATACATTGTCGGCCATGATGGGAGTAAGAACCAAAGAAGCCGGTAGTGCTGTAATAGACAACACAGGATACAACCTCAATCGTAATTTCTTCTTTAAGTTGGTAGAATCGGACGGCCCAACTTATTCAGTAAGTATGGTACAGTCAAAGTCTGCAGACTTCGCTGCATCCGACACATTGGATAATCGAGTGCTGATAAGTGGAGGTAGTAACTTCATCAATGCTTCTACCTTTGCTGACTTCATTAATAACTGCCCCAATATAGAACTGATATGGCAGGGGGCTACCTCTGAAGATCCTGCATTAATCAATGTAGCTTCTTCTATAACTTCTATAAGCAGCTTGCTGAGTGTTATTCAGGATAATGCTAATAGTTGGAGTGTAAAGGTAAAGGTAGCTGCTATGGGTGCTAGTAGTACTCCTGGAGCTGCTGCTGAAATAGATGATGAAGTATATACCATAAATGAGGGTAATGCCGGTACTTTCGGTCCCACTGAGAGTACTATATGGAAGGATGCCTATGAGGCTACTAAGCAGTATACCGAGGCATATCAAGTAATATTATCACATGTGCATCAGACGCTCAATGATGATACCCTGACGTCTCTCTACAAAGCTGTAGCTGAGGACGTAAATGCGAACTTCGAGAATATGTTGTTCGTGGAGATACCCAAGGACAACTATGATAACACTTTCAGTAAGCTGAAGGCTTGGGTTGGTGGAACCGTAGGTAAGTTCAAGTCTTTGGCCTACTTTGGAGGTGGTATTAAGTATTACAACTCTAACGGTTCACTTAAGGACTGCGATGTACTGGGATCAGTAATTGGTTTGGCTGATAGCTGTGCTTCTATCTACGGTCCATGGTATTCATTTGCCGGTATGAATAGAGGTGTAATCGTAAATGCCTACGGTCCGGTAATGGAGAATCTGGGTAGCCCCGGCAACATAGACAAACTCAATTCACTGGCTCAGTGGTATATGAATCTCTTTGTAGTGAAAGATACCCGTAGTCAGGGCAAGCAGACCATGATGTGGCATGGGTTTACTTCTAATCCTCGAGAGGATTCAGAGAAGTTCATTTCGGTAGTAAGGTTAAACCTCTACCTAAAGAAGAACCTTCGACCCATACTGGAAAGCTATATAGAGGAACCGAATACCTTTGAAACCTGGAAGAAGATATATCTCGAAGCCCGGGATGTATTGGATAGCCTGGTAGATGGCAAAGCTATGACTTCTTACACTTGGCTGGGTGATCAAGATGCTCAGAGCTATGCAGATATGCAGGTAAATACCGAGGCTGAGGTAAGACAGGGTAAGTATCACTGCCAGCTGATCTACAAGGAGGTAGTTCCTTTGCAGGAAATTATCAACGATGTCATTATCGATATGGCCATTGACAAGAACAGTGGTGAAATTTCTATAAGTACTAACTATTAATAACAAAGGATATGGCAAAAGTTAAGAATCCGCGTAAGAAGTTCTTATGGCAGATCATATTCCCCAAGCATCCTATCAACCCATATCTCTTCCAGAGTGTAACTCTTCCGGAGATAACTATAGAGCAGGTAGCCCATGGGGATATCAACCGAGATGTAAAGACCGGAGGTAGAGTATCGGTTGGTAACTTGACTGCAAGTAAGCTAGAAACAACCTCCGGTTCAGACACCTGGCTACAGGACTGGATTAATTCAGTACAGGATATGATACTCGGGGGTGGACTTACTCCTACCCAATATTGGGAGACGTTTATTGTAAACGAGCTGGCCGAGGATGGAGTATCTATTCTTAATACCTGGGAGGTATCAGAGGCTTGGCCTTGCCGAGTTAACGGTCAGGAGTTGGACCGAATGAGTTCGGATAATACCCTTGAGACCATAGAATTCTCAGTAGGTACTGTACTTAAGCTCTAAAAGAGTATTTGTTTGGGAGGCCTACGTTAGTGGGTCTCCCTTTATTTATTTAATAACATAACTCAATCAAACATGGAAACTATTTTTGGAAACCAGATGACTTTTACACTACCCAGTGGTAAGGTAGTAACTATCCGGGAGCAGAATGGTGCAGACGATGATGTATTATCAAATCCCATGCACGCTAAGGATATGATGAACATATCCAATTTTATCTCGGGCATTGTAGTTAACAGTGACATAACCCCCAATGGGAAGTTGAGCCCCGAACAGGTTCACCAGATGCCTGTTCTAGACAAGTACTGTATATTAATTAATTCTCGGATATTTTCTTTGGGAGAGACTCTAGAATTCTCTTATAAGTGGGGAAATGGAGAAGAATTCGACTATGAACAAAATCTTAATGAATTGATATTTGATTATGCTCAGGAACCCACCCAGGACATGTTGGATTCAAAACCCAATGCTATCCCCTACTATCCTATGAGAGGAGAAGTAAAGGATTTGGAGTTCTCTACTAAGACCGGTAAGAAGCTTATGTTCGATCTCCTTACTTCAGAGGGAGAAGCTTATGTATTAGGTCTTCCTCTCGATAAGCAGACCAAGAATCAGGAGCTGGTAGCTCGTAACCTACGTTTACAAGTGGGTGAGAAATGGGAGAAGGTACATAACTTTGCCGTATTCTCTGTAAGTGAGATGAGAGATATACGTTCATTCATAAAGGGGGTAGATCCTATATATTCAGGAACCGTAGATATAGAGAATCCATCTACTGGCCAGAAGACCAAGGTGGCTGTAATGGGCATAGATGGTTTTTTCTATACCAGGGAGGACTAGATGAGGTATACCTATATGTTACTGACTCCGGTATACATATAGACTATACAACACTAGCTCTTCTCCCTAGACGGAGGAGGGATAAATTTATAGAATCCGCTTCGAAAAAATATAAACAGTTAGAAGAGGATAGGAAAGCTATTCTCAAAGGAAGGCACTAATAGATTTAGTGCCTTTATTTTTAATCCTCTAAAGATAACAATATGGCTTTTACAACAGGTAGTCCCGGATCTGGTCAACTAGATCTAGGCATAGCTATAGTTTTACACGATAAGTTTTCTAATCCCGCTAGAGAAGCTAGCAGGGCTATCAAACAACTACACCAGGAAGCCAAAATGGCAGTTACTGCCAATGTAACGGCTGGTCAAGCTCTAGTAGGAGTGTTCAACGATGCTATGGCAACTGCTGGAGCATTCCTTAATGAGTCAGTAACCCTTGGAGCTAACTTTATAGATACCATGACCACGGTGGGAGCTATATCGGGGGCTACTGCATCTCAAATGGAAGTATTGGCTGATACAGCACAGACTATTGGTGTACAGACCATGTTCATGTCTAGGGATATTGCTTCTGGTATGCAGTTCTTAGCTATGGCAGGTAACAAAGCCCAACAGATAAATGATATGATCAGGGGTGCTGCTATGATGGCGAATGCTACCGGTATGGAATTGGGAGGTAAGGGAGGAACTGCTGACTTGCTGACCAATATCATGAGAACGTTTAAGCTAGAGGGTGAAGAAGCTGCTAATGTGGTCGGAGATCAGCTAACCAAAGCAGTACTGTCGGCTAACACCAATATGATGGACTTAGCTGCAGCCATCAAATATTCAGCCGCATCATTGGTAACCCTTAAACAGGGACTACCTCAGGTAGCTGCTATGGTTGGTACTTTGGGAAATGCCGGTATACAAGGATCTATGGCTGGTACCTCATTGAGAAATATGGCTGACTATTTTGTAAAGTCTATCACTAACCCTAACTTCCAAGGAGCAAAAGCTCTTGAACAGTTAGGTCTCGGTCATGATGACTTTGTAGATGCTCAAGGGGATTTGATAGACTTTGCTTCTATACTGGAGAAAATACGAGACAGAGTATCTGGCCTGTCTTCCATTGAGCAGAACTCTATATTACGTAGTATATTCGGAGTAAGAGGTCAGCGAGGAGCTGTAGCCATTATGAATGATATCGAGGGGTATAGGGCTCTGTTGAATGATATCCAGAATAATTCTCAAGGCTTTGCTGAGAATGTGGTAGAAAAGCGAATGGGAACTATTGCAGGTAAGCTGGATATAGTTGCTTCAGCCTTTGAGAATATACAGTCTACTTTCACTCGTGCTTTGGATAATGCTGCCGTAAGAGGAATATTGACCATGGTAAGTAAGTTCCTAGAGGGTATACAGTGGATACTGTCTACTCCCATAGGTCCATTTATTGCTACCGTCACCTCGGGACTCATTATGATATCTAGGTTAGCTGGAAGGTTTATAAGTACCATATTCATGCTAAAGCTTATATTCAATGATTCTCAGGTATCTATAGGCAATATGTTCCGTACTTTAATGACCGGGTGGACAGGAGCTACAGCTTCAGCCAAAAACTACTCTTCCATATTAAATATAATTTTAGCTCAGCAGAAGGGTATGTCGGCTAATATAGGAGGTGGCTTGGTGTATAGTCCAAGGGGTAGAGGAGCTAAGTTTAGGGATGCTAAGACTGGTAGGTTTGTAAGTACTACCAGTAAAGAAGTAGTAGAAAGGTTGACTGGTACAGGCACTGCTGCTGTAGCTGGAGGAATGGCTATGAGAGGGGCTTTAGTAAGTACTGGTAAAGGTATACTAAGGGTAGGCTCTAGGATACTCGGATTCTTAGGAGGTCCCGTAGGGATAGCTTTAACTGTGGGAGCAACCTTACTACCCACTCTGATAGGTGCTGTAAGAAAGAACTCGGATGCAACCGAGAACAATATAAACTCTTCCAATGAGCTAGCTGCAGCTATAAGGGAATATGCCTCAGGAGAGAGGAAAAAGGCAACCCCTGAACAGGAGTTCGCTTTCATAGTAGCTGGTATGAAAGAGATAGTAAGAGCTATAAATGATAAGAAGTTAAACCAGAATATCCGTCTAGTATCATCTGATGGTAGTATAATAGAACTAAATGATGAGGATACAGAGGGACTTTCAAATAGGGGGGTAAAGTGATATGGCAACATTGATAGGCAAACCGTTGGGGAAAGTAACCCAGGCTATTTCCGAAGTAGAGAGGGCTAGGATATTCCAATCCCCTCTTAATAAACTGTGGAGGTTAATGATACTACGTAATCGTTTAGTATCTGATATGCCCAAAGTGGCTGATGTAGATTCTGACGGTAATGTGGTATATTCAGGTAAAGAGGCAAACCAGTTTAATAGGCATGTTGCTCTCCGAACCTCTTTTTCATCGGCTCAGAAGTCTAACCCGTGGAATCAGTTCAGATATTGGGCAGCTGGAGATGATAACCAAGCTAGAGAAATTATAAAATCTCGTAGCACTAATTTTACTGCGAGCAATAAAGAAACTCTAGAATTAATAAAAAACGAGATAGTAATTGCTAATTTCGAAGTATCTCCAGCAGTAAGTATAGTCATACAAAACCGACCCAATGAATTGAGGGTACAACCCGATGCAACCTGGGCTGCTGTAAACTCCATGGGTCGTAACAATCCCTTTTACTTCTACACCTCTGGAGAAGATACACTATCATTCGATATATCTTGGTACGTAAGTGATCCCAACCATAGGGATGAGGTACTAAACAAATGTCGATTACTGGAATCTTGGACAAGGGCTAATGGGTATAGTAATTCACCCCCAACCCTTAAGATACAGTGGGGTAATTCAGGGATGTTTGAAGATGACTTATTCATACTACACTCAGCTCCGTATGTATTAACTCACTTCCAGAATTCGGCTCGTAGTGGAGTATATACTCATACTGCAGATGGTATCAGGGAGTCTAATCAGGGCATGGGTATAGTAGATCTTAAGTTATTACCAAACTATGCAACTCAGACTCTTACTTTCAAAAGAGTAAGTACTCGTAATAGAACCTGGGAAGATATCATCCCGGGAGCTTCCTTACGAGTAACCCCCGGAATAAACTACGATAAAGACAGTGTCAACTTCTTTGATCCAAGTACAACTTCTAATATATGGTAGGTAATGTCAGGCAATATAACTAATGAGAGTCCTTACTCTAACGGGTATGTAATAAGATACCCCGATGGGGATGAGTCTCTGGAAAGAGAAGTAAATACTTCTTATACTGATTATGTAGTTCACACTGTACTGGATGGGGAGACCATACAATCTATAGCTTTCAAGTACTATGGTGATTCTGGTCTATGGGGTGTCATAGCTGATGTTAATGATATCCTTAATCCCTTTGAGGAGTTGTATGGAGGTCTAGAATTAATTATACCTAACTATGTGGGATAGCGAACCTGTATTGGTGAATGGCAACGGTACTCCATATCTAGCTATATTTGATGGTCAGGGTAATCCTATTTACGATGACCTAAATAATATACCGATAGGTATGGAGACCGAAAGCTTTTCATATAAATATACAGAGGGGAAAGGTGATACGGGTAAATTTACCATAGTCACTAATTACGTAGGCATAGTAGATCACCCCTCTTTACAATTCAAAATGCCACTATGGTTACAGTGGGGATGGATATTCAGTGATGGTAGTTTTAAGCCTGGTCCTCCCAGACTAGTAAACGTCAAAAGTCACGAAATACAATTTACTCCTCAGGGTACTAGGTTTACTATACACTTTGCTGATGCTTCATTATTCCTGTCAGCAGCTCCAGCAAACTATGCTAAAGAAGCTAATGACTGGTTGAGTTCTGTCAAATATTTAGCTAAAGGTTTACCTCCTGGACTGGGAATATATGTTGATCATGTAACTACCCGTACTGGACTAAAGCCTGTAGCTTTACAAATAAACCCTAAGTGCGATGGCGAAGAAAATCAACGTAATAGGTGATAATCCATGTCCCTGTTACTTAAAGATACAGAGATCAGAGAGATTGGATGATGGTACCGAGAGTTATCGTATATATGAATTAACGGATGAAACTCGGGACAGGATACGCCAATACTCGGATTGGAGGGTAGGAACTATACCCCAGAAAAGAGCCTCTGGTCAGATAAACATATTTACCAGCTTGGATGGTGCTACATACCCCAATGCTCTAAGCTATCTCAAAGCTATAGCCAAAGGTATACCAGATGGTCCTCATTATCTAGAGACTAGAGACAATCAAGTAGTTATCCGTAACAGTAAAGATATAGGTAAAGTATTATTTAAATACACCTATGCTGGAGGTACAGGAGAATTACTAGAAGTAACTATAGGTACTAAATATTCTCAGAGTATAGAAGCTGTTAAATCCTCTGAAATAAATCCTGATACCAAAGAAGTAAAGTCAGAAGTAACTCAGTGCATTACCTCTAAACGGGATGATTGCATAGATGGTTATAGACGTAAGAAGGAAGAGCCCAGAGAATTGAGGGATGTAACTCGTATGGAGCCGTATGGATACCAGGGAGATAAATCTCGGGCTGATGAGTTTTTCAGTATGAAGGTAGAAAGTGGCCGAGTCAAGAGGTCTAGTTTACCCATGCGTACTTACTCATCTCTCAATGAGGCCAAGCAGGAGATATCAGCTAACCCTCGACTAACTTCCAATGAGGTACATGCTTACCAGAACCAGATGAAAGCTGCCTGGGATAGTTATAATCAAGCTATGTCTGAATATGAAAGTAAGTTGAAGCAGGGGGAGATAGGAACTATGCCAGAATTCCCCGATATCTCTACTTTTACCATAAAGCGTAAGGTAAGAGTAATGCTTCAGCCCATGGATTATGCTTCTAAGAATGCTCAGGCTACTTATGGGGGAGGTACTTCAGGTATGTACGGTCTATGGAGGGATGGATATAAGGCTCTGAAAAAAGATCCTAATATTATGCTGATAGATACCAACAAAACTTTGCCACAACCCTATACGTATTTTACTACTGGGGATATATCTCAGCGTAAGAAGGATTCGATGGTAGAGGCTGTAATGGAAATAGATATACCATTACCGGGAATAAGGGTAGTTGCCGATAGTAAGTTCGTATCTAGTGGAGATATATCTACTAGTGATCTGGTGGAATCAGTATCTACTCAAATAACCTTAAAAGCTCGGTTTGTAGGCAATCCTCTAATGGAGTCCTCTCAAAACGTACACATTAAGAATATAGGTAACACTTATTCGGGGGTATGGTATGCTAAAGAAGTGGAACATGTAATAGATTCTAGTGGTTATTTTACTAACAGTATATTCCGTCAGAGAGATATTGGTAGAGTACTAAGTGTAATCAGTACTACTAAAGACTTTGGCCAGGTATATAGAGAAGCCCACGAAATGGCCGTTGAAGCTGTAAAGAAGGGTAGTTTTAAGCAGGGTTCTCAGATATTAACCCAGTTGAAGTCAGAGTATGAAAAAGATACAGCAGGTAGTAATGATCCCCTTACTCGTATCAATATCATAGATGTATCGGGAGACACTCCCACAGTACGTACCGTATATAACTCTAGGATGGATCTACCTTTGGATGGAATAACCCTAGAAGAGCTAAAGAAGATATCCGAGTAATATGGAAGAGTTAATAAAGATAATACAAGAAAGAGGTATAGAGGCTATCGGTAGGTTCTATTCAACCTATAGAGCCATAGTTATAGGCCAAGACTCTAATAATCAGAATAGGTTAAAGGTATACATACCCAATCTGTTCAACGGTATAACTGCTTGGGCTTATCCAAAAGGCCAGATGGGAGGAGATGGTTTTGGGTTCAAAGGATTAACTCCTAAAGAGACTTCTATAGTATATGTAGAGTTTGAGGGAGGAGATCCTCGTCACCCCCTATGGACATATCATGGATGGGCTATAGACGAATGTCCTCCGGATTTACAGGGTACTGATACCTTGGGAATTGTAACCCCAAAAGGCAATAAAATAATACTCCAAGAGAAAGATGGAATCTTAACGGTTAAGATTAATGGTGATATTAATATTACTTCTCTAGAGGGCAACATAAACGTCGAATGCCCCCAAGATGTTAATATTATCTCCGAGAATATAATCTTAAAGGAGGGGGAAGTAGGTATACCCGAGTCAACACCTCTGGTTGAAAGGATAAACACCTTAGAAAAGGATATCAATGACTTGAAAATGGTGTTTAGTAGTTGGTTAGTAATACCTAGAGATGGGGGTATGGCTCTCAAATCCTTAGTCAACGGTTGGAGTCAGAAAGCTCTGGAGATAACTCAAATAGACGATATAGCAAGTAAGAACATAAAACAACCTCATTAATCATGGCAAACTACAGTCAAATAAATTCTATAGGAATAGGTCCATTCTTTCCCATAGAGCTGACCACTCCTCTAGATGCTGAGGGTAATCCCGAGACGGTTATCAACGATCAAGGGGAAACAGTACCAAAGGTTGGTTGGTATAACCTGAGAGGAGATATGTTGCTAATAAAGCAAAACCTCATAACCATACTGAACTTCCAAATAGGTCAAAGGTTACGTCAGGAATATTTTGGAGTACGTACTTGGGAATGTCTGGAAGAGCCAAATGTAAGTGCTCTAAACCTCATGATCCGAGAATTCGTAAAGAGAGGCATAGCTTCTTGGGAGCCTCGTATAAAGGCTCTAAAGGTAAGTATGGCCGCTCCTACTAAAGAGGCTATACGATTACTGATACAGTTTTCTGTAGATAGCAGTCAATCCGTGGAAGAATTAGATTTTCAATATAACCTATCAAACTTAACTACCTATGTCAACGAGTAATCCGTGGTTAACCCCACTACAAAGGTCTTTCAGTGATATAAAGGCCCAAGTGATTAAATCCCTCAAAGAGAAGGTACCGGAAATAACCGACTTCAGTGAGGGTAACATATTCGTACTAATCCTGTCTATATTTGCTGGTATAGCCGAGGTAATTCATTACTACATAGATGGCATGGCAAGAGAAGCTTTCCTGCCAACCTGTAGAAGATATTCTTCCCTGTATAAGCATGCTAAATTAGTAGACTATCATATAAAATCTGCCATTGCTTCTACTGTGGATATAGTAGTATATTACAGTAATCCCAATAATAATACAGGATATTCTGAAGTATACGAAAGCATTCCTCCTGGAGCTGGTGATACTCGATTCCCATCCAATGTAACTATCAGTGAAAATACAATATTTACTTCTACTGATGGTAAGCAATGGGTATCAACTTCTACAGTAGTAATACCCAAAGGGGTTTATTCATATAAGGTAGGACTTACTCAAAAGCAAGAATTGGTAGAGAAGGACCTGGGAACATATTCTTCAGAGAATGCCATAGTATATTTGGGAGATATACCTTCGGGTTTGAAGTATGAAGAGGGTTCTATGGTATTAACTGTAGACGGGGTAGCTTGGAGTTTGGTTACTACCTTTGCATATTCTTGGCCAGAAGATAAGGTTTTCAAGGTCGAGTTGGACCAGTCTCTTAAACCTTACATAGTATTTGGTGATGGCCGATTTGGTAGAAAGCCTGACATTGGTTCTGTATTACATTGTAAGTACTATCTGACCTATGGTGCTGAGGGAAACATAGCTGCTAATAGTTTCTTGACAGTACCTGAGTCATTAACTAACCAGTTGGAAGGTATATTTATCACTAACCCCAACCCAGCAACTGGAGGTTCAGATTATGAGGACTTTGAGATGTTAAAGGATCATATCCCTCTCAGTGTAAAAACTCTTGGAGTGGCTATCACCAAATCAGATTATGAATCCATAACTCGACTAATACCCGGAGTAGACAAAGCATATTGTAATTATATATGCGGAAGGTATGTTCAAGTATATATTACCCCAGATACCGATAACCTAAGTGTAGAAGCTAGTCAAGCCCTAATAGCTGCAGTAAATGCTCAACTGAGTGCAGCTAAGGTACTAACTACTCGTATACAGGTATACTCTACTCACAAGGCAAAGATATTCCTTAGTGCAACCATAACCGGTAAGAAGTCATTCAAGGCCGTAGACATAGGAGCTCAGGTAAAGAAGGCTTTGGTACAAGCATATAGCCCACAGACTTCGGATATTAATAAGTCGGTACGTCAGTCAGATTTATATGCACTCATAGACGGTCAAAGCATGGTAGACTACCTGCAAATAACCGAGATGTATTTATTACCTTTCCCTATAGCAGTAGATCCGACTACGGGTGAAGAAGTTAAGGGTAAGATAGACCTTAACATAACCTCTTTCAAGATGTCTTCCTTCCAGACTGGAAATCCTGAGACAGACTTCGAGAATTGTTATGTAACCATAGTTGATGGTACTAACTACCGAATAACTCCCACTCTTACCAGTGAAGACTTTACCACTGGAGTATTTGGTCAGCCTTTGGAAATAAAGCTGGCTAAGTCAGTATTTACTATAACCATAGGATTACCTCTCAATGGTGACATATCTTCGTATGAGCCCGATACTATGTATCAGTTAACCATCCAACCTATGGGTACTGAGGGTAGGTTAGTAGACTTAGTTCCTCATAACTACAACATACCCATATTTGAGGAGGAAAATATAAACCTTACTATCAATGAAGTGGTATAGACAGACTAAGAGGTTCTTCAGGGAGTATATCTTTAAGAACCTCTTTCCCTACTACTACAAGTACTATGATACCTATAAGGATGAGTCTGGTAGTGGGATATTAGAAAGATTTATATCAGTATGTTCTGAGTATCTAGATGAGAGCGTAATGCCTGATGTAGATAATATCATGGACATACTGGATGTGGATAGAACTTCACCTATATTCCTAAACTATCTATGGGAGTACTTTGGATACATACCTTATGCTTATGGGGTTCTAACTAGAGGAGAGCCCTATACAGAAGCTAATCTAGAGAAGTGGTTAAAGGAAGACCGGAGTTATCCTACTGCAGATGCTAGACAGGTACTAAAGTATGCCATAAGCCTGTATAAAATAAGGGGTACTGACTTATTCTACCGAGTACTTGGGAGATTCTATGATGTAGTATTCCAAATCGTAGATCCTACTCAGAATAATCCCATAACTCTGCCCGATAGTAGATCTGTATCTTATAATCAGGGCTTTATCTTTGATGATGTAGCTTCTCAGTATGATAAAGAGACTGATTGTTGGGAGTGTGTACCCTGCGAACTTACCATAAGTATACCTAAGTATCAGTGGGAGTATATGCAAGAAAAAGATTGGGAGATACAGGATGCCATAGTAAAAGATTGGATGGAACGTAACCCCAATGCTTGTGACACTGAGATAACTGAATACCGTACTACGGTAGAAAGTGAACACTCTTCTGATTATTCCGACAAAGCTAAAGAGGCTTTAGTAGGAATAGTAAATCTGTACCTACCCGTAAACGTAAAAGAGTTCAAAGTAGAAAATGCTCAAGTAACCATACAACAGTATACCGTAACCATTTATATAAGTAATTCATGATGTACCCTTACCTTGCCCAAACTCAGGGAGAACAGTTGGATAGGGCTATTAGCTCTATTACTAAGTCATCCCTCGAGTTAGCCGAAGCCTCAGCAAATTATGGGGCTCTAAAAGTAATCTTTGGAGTATTTCTGATATTTGTCATAATATTGGTAATATTCTTTGTCTTCCTAATGATTAACACCAGTAGGAAGATAGACACTATCCATGAAGCTTCTACTAAAGTACAGGCCTTTTTTGAGGGTGTGTCTGAACACACTCTTGGTTTATCAAGTAGTCAAGTGATGGTACGTAGGATGATGAATGACTTGAGTAGTTCTATTAAGTATATTATCTTACGTATAAGGTTGGAAAATCACATTTCCGACAGAGAAATAACTCAGACTAAGATAGAGAGAATATGTAAGAATTATTTCTCTGACCTTAGTCAGTTCTTATCCAACTATACCTATGATGGGAGGACTCTATCAAGTGTGATAGATATGGGTGATCTACCAACTATGATAGAGTTTGTTACAGAACAGGTATATATCCCCAAGGAGGAATTCAGTATATCCTCAATGGACCAGTCTGTAGATATATTTATTAATGGTTTGAAACTGGTTTACCTTAAAAAGTTATAAACATGAGAAGAGTATTAGTTATTATTGATTTTGCCCATGGGGCAGATGTAGCAGGAAAGAGATCTCCTGATGGTAAGCATCTAGAGTATCTGTGGAGTAGGAAGGTTGGTAATTGGTTGGCTGAATCTCTTAGAGATAAGGGTTTTGAGGTAGCTTTTACCAATACCTCTTGCAATGAAATAGGCTTGTCCAAGAGAAAAAATATTGCAGACGGGTTAGATACTCCCCGAGGGGGTGTAAAGATTCTCTTGTCCCTGCATAATAATGCCGCAGGAGACGGTACTAGCTGGAAAACTGCTAGGGGATTTGAGATATATACCACTAAGGGTCAGACCCGAAGCGACCTATTTGCAGATGTGGTATTCCGTCAGTTGGAGAAAGACTTTCCGCATACCGACGGGTACAAAGCTAGAGTAGATACCTCTGATGGAGATGCAGACAAGGAGTCTAACTTCACTGTATTAATGGGTAACTCATACTGGGGTATGTTACTCGAGTGGTTGTTCCAAGACAATGAAGCCGATGTAAAGCTGCTACAGGATGATACGATAAACCACAAGTTGGTAGATTCACTCACCCAAGCCTTCATAACTATAGACGAGAATCTGGATAATTTGAAGATCTAGTATGGCAAACAATAAGACCGAAGTAATCTCGGGTCACGTAGAACCCAGATACTATCAAGTGTACGGAGACATGATAGAGTCTAAGGAAGTCATGGAACCCATATCTATAGCGGCTGGTTCAGGTCCTATATGTGGATTCGACTGGGTAGACACTACTAGTCGTCCGGTTAAGATTATGAATATTTTGGATGCTTCTGGAGCTCCTGATATTCTCAAGAGAAGGGCAAAGAGAGTATACTTGTCTGACAAAAATAATAATGCTGGACTGGTTGCTAATGCCTTTAATACCCCTGATGGTCTGATATCTATAGCACCGGACATATTGCTATTCAATGGTAAGGAGCCGGCTGCTGGATGGCCAAATTTATCTAATCCCACTGCTATGGTAGCATTTGCTATAAAAGCTACCCATACTTATGTGGACTCTTCCTCTAAGTGGACTCCTTCAGTATCTGACTTTGATCTCACTTTCCTTACTTTAGCTAAGACTAGTGGAGGTAAGTATAGCCCGATGGATGTATCTATCATGACTAGAGATCAATTGAATGCGAATATTCTACCTCAAGGCTGGTTGAATAATAATACCGATGTACTCATAGGTATCTACATTTTGGGATGGGACCCTCAGTGGGATAGTAGCTATAAAAGCATAATATCAGCTTTGGGATATCGGGTAAGTCTGATACCACTCAACGGAGAGTATCCAGTAAAGCCATTTGGAATGAATCCCTTGGACTTCCTGCAGTTGAGCTCAGTAGTAAACGATATCAAGTCCAATCCCCTCAAGTATGTAAATGATAATACCGTTCATGGGGATAAGCTGAAAAACGGTACCGTGGGTAAGGTAAAGTTGTCACTTTACCTGCAGCAGTTCTTCGACTACTTTATACGTACTTGTACGGTACAAGTAAAACTAAGCACGTCCTCAGCTCAGGTATCTATACCCTCACAGTCAACAGGAGGTAATTGGAGTAGCCAGGGTGGTAGTTTTTATTACGTTGAGGGTGAAGACAAGGTAAACTATAGTTTCAAGGTAACCTGCTTGGGTCAGCCCATATCGGGTTCTCCGGCTATGGTACAGTGTATGAAGCCCAAGGCTGAGAGTGGTAATATAGTATCTAGGGATGCTAGTATAGACTACACAGTATCTCCCCTTGGTGGACCGGGTACTTACCAGACAGAGATATCTATATATTTAACTGTAAAGCCCGTGAAGGGTTCTGGAGATGCTGGAACTACTAGTCTAATAGTAATACTACCTATATGGGCAGCAGTACAGTTAGAGGATAACTTAGAAACTATTCCCAGAGAATAGAGCCATAGTTGATTGAGTGAATGGCGCCGGGGAAGGGGTTACTACTCCTCCCCGGTTTTTATTTTGTGTATATCTTGATGTCCTAAATCTACTTTAGCTTGTTCTATCACAGAGCTTATCTTGCGTCTCATGTTCCGTATAATGCCTTCGGATTTTACCGTCCTTGGGAGCCCGAAGAAGTCAATAAGTATTAAGGATGATATTTTTCCCCTTGTTTCCTGTAATCTCTCTAGAATGTACTCTGGAGGGTCTAATAGAGTCTTAAATAATAAATATTCGTCAGGAGTAAGGTTCTTTTTGATATATTCATGTAGTTGGTTATAGTAATATTCCTTGTTACGAGTTTCCTCTGAATCATCCAGTAATTCTTTGGAATTATCGAACAATACTTCAAAAGAGGTCATGCTCTGATTAAATTCAGCCTTTTCTCCATAGGCACTTCTCAATAGCTTATTCTTAAAGGTAGATAGAGAAGATAGGAGAGTGGCCTTTAACCTATTCTCCGTATATTCTCCTTGATATTTATTAAATACATATAGGAATTTATCCCAGAAATACGAAGTTACCAAGTCTTTAGTAACTCCCAATCTCTTAGTATCTACTTGATTAACCAAGTTCTTGATCAGGGGTCTACAGCTCTTATATAACCTGTTAAACATGTCCTGATCATAAGGTTTCATCTCTGTCAATCGATGTAATTCAGATCCATCTCTCATATATGTAAGTTTTATTGGTTGTTCTTTTTCTTTATGCAAATATAATAATAATATTAATATCTAGAGACCTCTAGGGTGAAATTTTTTCTTCGTCAGCATAGACGTATGTTGAATGTACTAGAAGTAGCTGCTATCCGTCACCCTCCTACTATTAGCTGTTACTATTGCATAATAAATATATAATAATGCATGAAACTCAAGGATAGACTAAACTCCACCGAGAAGTTTACATTTACTCTGGAATTCCAGACTGAAGTGCTCCGATATTTAATTCAGGGCACTCATGCTGTGTTACTAGTACCCAAGATAAAACCTGGGTATTTTACACTTATAGAACACAGTATCATAAGTCAAGTATTGGTTAAGTTCGTTAAGAAGCATGGTAAAGTACCCCAAGAGGCTGTTCTATTCGAGCTTGTTAATGAGTTGTTGAAAAAGAAAGACTATGCTAACTTAGTGATCAAGGAAGATATCCCAAATATACAACATATCCTAAAGGATCTGTATGGTAACCCCTTAAAAGACGGAGATATCATAGAAGATAACATATATAAATTCATTGCTTACGTAGAGTTAAAGTCTTTGAATGAGAGTATGGATTTTACCAATTACTCTCTATATGAAGACTATCAGCGTAAGGTATCAAAGATATTGGCTTCTTCTAAGCCCGTTAAACAGGAAGAACCTTTATACATGGTACAGGGTACTACTCTCAGACAGCTTAAGAGACGTACTGATCCCGATATAGTACCTACTCCCTTTTGGCAACTTAATAAGCTGGGTAATGGTGATGGGTATCCTAAAAATTCCATATTCGTAGTACTAGATAAACCTAAGAGAAGGAAGACCTTTGCCCTTATCAATGTAGCTAGGGGATATCTTACTCAGAAGAAAAATGTACTATATCTAGACTTGGAAAACGGTAAGAGTCAGATAATGGAGAGAATGGTGCAATCCACTCTCAATAAATCCAAGAAGCAGTTGATGACTGGTGACTATGATAAACTCGAGCAAAGACACATGCGTAAGTATAAACGTTTAGGTGTAGAGTTTATCGTAGAGAGATTACCTGCTATGGTATCTGATTGCAATGATATTCGTAATTTAATACAAAAACTCCAGGCTGAGAAAGGTATTAAGATATCTGTACTGGTCATAGACTATGCTGCTAAGCTTGCCTCTATATCTCGGGACAAGGATGATGTAGAACGTATAAACAACGTATATATTGATCTAGATAACTTGGGGGAAGAGATGGACTTGGATGCTATATGGACAGCACAACACGTTACTAGAGATGCTGCTAAACACCAGGCTACTAGATATGAGGATAATGACATAGCTTCAGCTATATCAATTGTACGAAATGCTAAGTGTATCATAGGTCTTAATTCTACCGAGGAGGAAGAGGAACATAATATACTCCGAATGGAGATAGTAGTACAACGAGATGGACTACCTAATGGAAGGGTTATGTTTAATATGAATCCTGAGACTCAGAGATTAAAGGAATTCTCTAAATTAGCCCGTATGAAATACGATGAGTCTATTGGTCAACAGATAGATAATATGATGAAGAAAGATAAGAAGCATACTTCTAACCCTGTAGCTGATGCAGGTAAGGCTTCACGAAATACCGGAGATATATAACCTTTAATACAATTACCTATGGGCCAAAAAAATTATAAGAGTCATACTAGGACTTCCAGATCTAAATTCAAGTACCGATTCCTAATTGGTGACGGTGATGGTAGAGATTGCCCTTATTGTCATATCCCTTTACCTAAGAGGATATTCTATGAGGGACCTACTAAAAAGATAAAGTTAAGTAAGTATAAAACTATCTTAAAAGCCAAGCCTTGCCCGTTCTGTAAAAAGGATATCATAATAAATACGGTATCAGAAGAGAGTTTATAGTTATGAAGCTAAACAACTATATAAAGGGTAGAATGCACCAATACTTCGTTCAGAAGTTAGGTGCATTTTCTTATAGAAAGGGTTGGATGAAGTCTAAGTGCCCATATTGTGGGAGAGACGGTAAATTTGGAATAAATCTAACCCAGAATAGATGTAACTGTTTCAGATGTGGACAGCATCCAACTCCCCTTAAATTAATACAGTTTCTAGAGAGTAATGACTCTATACCGGAGATATTATCCCTCCTGGAAAGGGGTGATTACTCTGGATATATGTTTAAGGAGGAAGATGTACCCGAAATACAGAGTAACTCTCATGGAATATCTTTACCTCCTGGTACTAAGAATTTATTAATGGGTAAGTCCGTATTGGCTAGGGCCGCTAGGAGGTATATAATTAGTAGGGGTTTTGATGTAAACATACTCTCTAAGAAAGGCTGGGGGTATGGTACTGAAGGAAAGTACTTTGGGTATATCATAATACCTTTTAGAGAGAAAGGACAATTGAGTTATTTCAATGCTCGATTGTTTATGGGTAATGGTCCTAAGTATAATAATCCCGACGTGGATAGTACAGGTATAGGTAAGAGTTTTATTATATACAATATAGATGCTCTAGACATATATCGTACTGTATACATATGTGAGGGGGCAATCAATGCTGAGACTATGGGAGATAATGCTATAGCTACAGGTGGTAAGAATATATCCCGGTATCAGATAAATCGTATGATCAAGAGTGGAGTAGAAAGGTTCATATTACTGCTGGACCCCGATGCTAAGGATAAAGCTATAAAATTGGGATTACAGTTGGCTCCATTTAAGAGAGTCAAAGTAGTATTTCTCCCCGATGGTGAGGATGTCAACTCTTTGGGTAGAAAAAAGACTATGGAAATAATACGAAACACTCCCGTATCTTCATACAATGACCTGTTATCTATGTCTATGACATATTTGAAGTAGCAGGTCATATTATATATTATAAATATAAAACTCATGAAAAGAGAACCATCTATACATGTAACCCTGTCTCAATTAAGGAATATATTAGGGGAGGTATTACCCAGTAAAGTATTACCATACCTGGATGTAGATACCTTGGAGGAGATATTCCGTAGATCTAGGCTATGTGCTGTAAATAACCGTAGTATCATGACGGGCAATCGTAAAACTGTTAACAAAGCCCAAAAGGGTATTAGTAGTTCCCTTGGACAGGCTAATATGTTAGCTGATATTATATATTCTAGAAGAGTACAGCTAAAGCATATAGGTGTTACCAAAATAAAGCAAACTGACAATCAGTGGGGATCCATCAAGGAGTTAGTACCTGTAGTAAATAGCTTTTGTGAGAAAGAAGGACTGGACATAAGAGAGGGATATATAGAGTTTGTAAAAATAGGATTGGATATGCTGAGCAAAGGTAAGAAGCCCAACTATAACTACTGCGCTTCAAACATGTTAAGCCGAGCCGATCAGATAGTAATGATATATGAAGCTAAGTTAGAAGTAGACAACGATCCATACCCTAACTATACCAAGGAATTGTATGACCTATACAATAAAGAGGTACTATCTCGGGTAGGTATATCTTCTCAGTATACTGAGCCTGTAGAGTATGTACATTTTGTAAGGGCTAGGGGTATAGCTGATGAATTAGGGGTTGACTACGAGGTATATATAAAAGCCCAATTCCATGCTCTTGAATTCTTCCGAGGTATACCTGCAGTTCAGGATCTAGATCAAGAGGTAGCCAGGGATAGAGTAATAAAATACATGTCAAAGTTCAATATAACAGCTAAGTCTAAAACCATTAAAACTGATCCATCCGTATGGGATTCTTTCAAGAACTAAAGGACTTTATATCTAAGAATGTAAAGGAAGAAGGTCTAAGTAGATGGTTTATATACCCATCTATCATAGTTATATTTATAATTATATGGGCCATACAAACCGTAGAGTTAATAATCGAATTAATAAAATCAATATGGTAGTCATAGAGATAAAGAATGGCAATATGTGCCAGTTAGAGGGTCCCGCTAAGACCCTCTTGCGTTTGTTTAATGAGTTCAGGATAAAGCATCCCCAGGCCTGGTTCATATACCAACGTAATACTAAATGGGATGGCTATGTAAACTACATTTCGGAGTCAGGGTCTTTCAAAATAGGACTAACTCCCATGATATATAACAAGCTAATATCTTATGGAGAAAAGGTAAAGGTTATAGATAGAAGGTCTCCGTTAGACATATCTCCAAGAAAAATAACTAAGCTGGGGGATAAAACTCTAAGACCCGAACAAATATATACTCTAGAAGCTATCAAAAATAACAAATTGGGGGACACTCCTTTCCAGGTGGGAGTAATAAAAGCCAGTGTAAACTTCGGAAAAACCCTAATTATGGCTGGTATGTATGAATCATACCATCGTAAACTTAATACTCTCATACTGCTAAATAGCTCAGACCTATTCAATCAGTTCAAGAAGGAAATACCAGAACTATTACCCGGAGAAGATGTGGGATTTATACAGGGCCGTACCTCTAAAGAATTCCATAATATAAACGTAGCCATGGTACAATCTCTTGGGTATAATATAAAGTACTATGCCAACTTCTTGTCTCAAGTAGATATGGTACTAATAGATGAGGCAGATGTGATAGATAATAAGACTTACAGTAAAGTGATACAGCATTTATATAATGCTCGTATAAGACTGGGTCTTAGTGGTACCATATACATGACTGGCAAAAGTGTAAAGAAGAATATAATACACCACATGAATATACGATCATACATAGGTGATGTAATACATGAGGTTAAGTTAAGAGAGATGATGGACAAGGGCTATTCAACTGAAACTGTGGTAAAGATGGTACCGGTTCCTATGGGATATATGCCTTCTAGTAATAAATTTGAGAGCTACCAAGAAACTTATAATCGGGTTGTTATAAACAATCCAGTTGCATATAAAAAGTCTCTAGAAAGAACTCTTTTTAATATAAAATATGGTAGATTACCCCTTATAATCGTATGCAAGTTTATAGACCATTGTGAAAAGCTAACGGAATTCTATCAGAAAGAATTGGGGGATAAGTATGTGATAAGGGGAGTTCACCATGAGACTAAAAAAAGAAATAGTATATTGAATGACTTTAGGGATGGTAAGATTGATATTTTGATATCCACTCTTATTATCTCTAGAGGTCAAAATTTCCCTTTGGTAAAATACTTACAAAACATTGCTTCAATGGACTCCAATGAACTGTCTATACAGATTCTCGGTCGATTGGTAAGAACCCATGAATCTAAAAAAGTCAGTTACTTAGACGATTTGGTATTCCCTGGCAATTATCTCTCTAGACATGGAAAGCATCGTAAGAACTACTACCTCAGGGAGAACCTGAAGGTAATAGACTTGGGTAAAAAGAAAAGAAAAAAGAAAAAGAACCAAAAAGAAAAAATAAAAGAAAAATAAAAAGAACTACGTAGTAGTTCTATACCTTCCTTCTAGTTATACTACTACGTAGTAATTGATTACTTAAACCTGCGCTAGTATATGCGCATATATGCGACAGTTAACCTCAAAAACCTATTAATCATTGAGCAATCTATTAAAGGATGTAACTGATAAACTTTAAGATATGGCTAAGAAAACCGGTAACAAACAAGGATTGATATCTTTAGAAAAGCAGGATATATTTACACCTGTAGATATCAACAAGATGGGTACTTCAGAAGATGTATGCTTCGGTAAAGGGTATGACCTATCAACAAAAGAATGTAAGATATGTGGGGACTCCGAATTATGTTGTATAAAGTTCTCAGAATCCTTGGGTAAAACCCGTAAGGAACTCGAAGACAAAAATAACTTCAAAGATCTGGAGTCTCTCATAGATATGAAAGGAGCTAAGGCATACTATCGTAAGTTAGTTAGACAAGGCTTAACTAAAAAGGAAATACTGGATAAACTCCAGAATAAATTTGAGCTATCAAGGGAAGAAGTAAGAAGTTTATATAGAACCTTCAAATCTAAGTAAAATTATGGCATTTATAGAATTCACAAAGATGAGGGACGTTAAATCTCCCTCTAGAGGCAATCAAGGAGATGCAGGTATAGATTTTTATGTACCTCACCTCATTACGGAGGATCTGCTTAGTATAGCAGTAAACGGAGAGATGTATCGGGATGGTATGGTAATCATTGATGCCTTCCGTAATGGTTTGGTAATGGTAAGACCAGGAGGTAGATTGTTAATACCATCTGGAATAAGGGTATTACTCCCTCCCGGTACTATGCTAATGGCAGCTAACAAATCAGGTATCTCATCTAAGTATGGTATACTATATACCTGTGAGATAGTGGACCATCCCTATACAGGAGAAGTTCATCTGGGAATTTATAACTCTGGCCATAAGAACTTTATCATTGATCTGAATGAAGGTATTAAGCTGATGCAGTTTATACACATGCCCATCATAGAATCCGAGATGAGGGAGATAGATCATGAAGAATATGAAGCTAAAGCTAAGGTTATGAACAGTACTCGAGGTAATCATGGATTTGGATCAACCGGAATAAAATAACTTTACTATGAACAGCTACGACGTAAAAGAAGAGCCCAAAAACTTAAGTGAGGGTTTTCTTGAGGAGATATATTCTCTTCAAAAGCAATTGTTAGAGGGATACATAGGTATAGAAAATCTTCCTCCGTATCCTGTAAACGTAAATACAAAAGCTTCTCAAACTCTACTCAAGGACTTTACAGGTAGAGTTATAGAGGAATTATCCGAGGGGTATGAATCTTTTGTAGAGATATCCGAAATGTTCGAGGAACGAGGATATATGGTATCAACCGATAAGGAAGTAAACCGTAAATTCTCAGCTAAGGTAGAACCCTATCTCCAGAATGCAAATGAGGAGAATGCAGATGCTCTTCATTTCATGGTAGAGCTTCTCATCTATGCAGGTATAGAAGCTGAGGATATTAAGAATAAGGTGGATGAGTATGACGAGAGATTGGGTAATGAGCCCGATACCTTGGTAAAATGCTTCTCTCTGGGAAGGGATTGGATGCTATCCGATAAGATAGGAATAATCTATATAGGGGAGAGTCATACTTGGCCATTACTCAATGGTCCGGGTGATGAAGCTAAACTGATACACGGTAAGTCACTAGTAATAGGAGGTTCAAAGTATGACTGGACAAATTACCACATATACTATCCGGTAGCTATATGGGCTGTAACCCACTATCTTAACATAGCTAGAAACTTCTTGAAGAATAAGCCATGGAAACAATCTCAGGTAATGACTCAAGAAGCTAAGTATAGGGAGTATCTCATAAGGGCTTTCATATTGCTATGTGGATACTTTGCTCTTCTGGGTATGGAGGCAAAAGATGCCTACTACTTGTACTTCAAAAAGAACCGTATAAACCTATTCAGACAAAAGAGTAAATACTAGGGTATGAACATAATAAAAGCTATTAGACCCGTATCGGCTTGGTCATTACTAGTTGAGAAATTCCTGGTAAAAGAGCCAGATATGTTCAAAGAGGGGGTTGGTTATTCTTTAACCAACTCCTTGTTTACCTATGACACTGTATTAGAGATAGAGGAGGCTAAGTTTGATGACGAGTTCGACTTTGGAAAGATGTTTGGATATACAGTAACCAAGTGGACTGGTTTGATAACAAACTACTTGGATCTGGATATACTCGATGAAGCTAGGGCTATAATACGAAAGCTGGAGGAGAATAAAGCTGTAAATAGAAACTACCACATAGGACTTCACTTTGCCGATACTCACAACAACGGAAAGGGATGCCTGGTAGGGGGTATATTCTCTAGAAAGATAGGCGTAGAGAAGCCAGAGCTAACTCTCTTCATAAGAACTTCAGATGTAGTAACTAGACTTGCCATGGATCTCCTATTGTTCTGCCGCATGGGAGAGTATGTATATGGGCATACTAATTTTAAGTTAGTGATACATTTGAAAGCTGCCTATGCGGATGATACCATAATACTCCTTTACAATAACTATAAGGATATACACGAGATAATGAAAACTCAGTGCGATGATAAAGAGCGTAAACGTAGGATACGTAAGTCATTTAAGAAACTGATGAGTTCAGAAGAGGCCGTGTATAAGACTTATGGTCATAGTTTTAGGGCATACAAAGTATTAAGAACAGATCTCTCCTATAAGAGGCCAAAGCCAATGTTGGCAAAAGATCTCATAATAGGTGATTGGGAAGGAATACCTCTGCCTGACAAGTGTCCTTCAGTATTAGTCCGTAACACTATAAAAAAGACTTTCAATAAGTTCACAGAGAAGTATGGACTCAAGTTTAAACTGGACCAAGTAGATAAGAAGAGAAAGCTTATATCTATGGGATCAGTTGGAGATGAAGATTCTTACGAATTTGATGGTATAGATGACGAAGATCAGAATGAGCTTGAGCCCGATAACCAAGATTAACCATCTAATATATGAGGATAGTGTAAAAGCTTGGGAGGGTATAAACATGATATTCCTATTCGGTCATAAGGACTTGGATATAGTTAGACAAGGTAATGCCATATACATGTATGATACGGTCGTTACCATAAATAAGTCTAATATAGATCCATCCTTTGACCTGGGTAGGAATTTCAACTATACTTTCAACAAGTGGCAAACACTAGTATCCAATTATATATCTTGGGATGGTCTGAAACAGTTAAAACACGAGCTGTTCAGTAATGATGGTAAGAAAAGCTTTTCTATACCGTTTCAGTTTAGTAATAACCACAAGCATGGTAAATCATGTTTGATATCTCTACTAGTATCTAAACAGGTTAACTCTAAGTTACCAAAGCTGGATATATTCATGAGATCATCTGAGATAACCAAAAGGTTGATGGTAGATTTAGTATTATTCCATCGTATGGGTGAGTACTTATTTGATAAACAACCTTTTAGTGTAGTAATACATTTCCAACAGTTATTCCAAGATAACCATGTACTCATGATGTATCATGTACACAGTAACTTGAGGAAACTATGCCGTAGTATGGGCTATAAGTTCAAGGAAATGCCCTGGTACCCAATATATCATAAGTTTATGACAAGTGATATATCTGACATAAGATATAAGGTACATAAGAGGGTTGTTAGAGTTTTAAGGCCAGATACTATGGAGGGTAAAGAATATCCGTACACACCCGTAGAAGACTGTAGATTGAAGCTCTGACTATAAAGATATTCTAGAATCTATTATATAAAAACACTCCAATATTATGAGGATATATAACACCACACATGAGTTGATGTCCGAGACTGGACGAAACTTGTTAGAGATGGGTATAGATGTATACCCCAAAACGTATCAAAACAAGGTTATACAGGGAGATCCCCAATTCCACACCAAAGAGTTGATGTGCGAGCAGTACTGTTTGCTTAACATGGACGACCCAGACCCCCTGTTTGTATTCTCTAAGGATAAAGATTGGGCTGATGCCGAATTCCAAGAGAGAATAAGCCCAATGCCCATTAACCCGGGAGAGGCTTATAAACTTCGTCCCGAAGTATGGGAACAGTTCTTAGTAAAAGACTATTCAGGTAAAATGATAATGGACTATACCTATTCGGAGAGATTCCGAAAAGCTATAGTGGGTAATTACTGGGCAGATGGCCCCCGTAGAGTATCAACGGATCCCCTCAATGAGGTAATATCCCTCCTCAAGCGGGATACTGATACTCGAAAAGCTATACTACCTATATTCACATCAGGGGATGTAGCATATTTGGACGGTAGCAAGCGAATACCATGCTCTATGTACTATAATTTCCTCATCAGACCAGATGCTAGAGGAGAGAAGCGATTGAATATCTGTTATCATCAGAGATCATCCGACTTTGTAACTCACTTCGGAAACGATGTATACCTGGCATGGAGAATGATGGAATATGTAGCATCTATGGTGGGGGTCAAGCCTGGTAACCTTATACATACTATAGACAGTCTGCATGTATATAGTAAAGATATGGAACAGTTGAGAGGGTACTTCCTCTAAACAGTTTTCTTCGTTGGTTGTTTTGTTTACATGTGAGAGAAGGGTAGATACAGTAGAGATGCAGGGTCTACCCTATTTTTGTTTAATTATAATGACCCTTATGTATAACTACAAGTTCGATCCCATAAAGAGATATCTACAAGACAATGAGGGTAAAGTTGTTACTTACTCCAAACTATTAAAATTTGCATCTATCAAAACTTTGTATCTTGTGTTCTTCTATCTCAGGAAGTTGGGTTACATTAATAAAGTTAGCCCTGGTAAATACTTGATACTAAAAAGGGTAGAGGATAACTTAAGTATAAGATCTATGAGGGAGAGAGTATATGGAAACTAAATATCATATAATACGTAACAAAGCTGAGTTAAAGAAGTTGATTAAAGCCTGTAAGACTACTGGAGTAGCTTCAGTCGACTTCGAGACAAACGGTAGACCTATATATACTAATGACTTCATTCCCACTATACTATCTGTATCTTTTCAGGTTGGGTCTGGTATAGCTATACCCTTAGCTCATCCTGAATCGCCGTTTAGGGAGGGAGAGGTATGGAAGAAGTATCTTTTGTATTTTGGTCGTAAAGTCATAGAGGACAAATCCATAGTAAAAGTAGGATGGAACTGGAAGTTCGATAACCAGATATTTGAGTTATTTGGCATATATTCTAGGGGAACTGTTATAGATGGTATGTTAGCTAAGTACCTGTTAAATGAGGAAAGACCCAATGGTCTAAAAGATATGGTACGTAGATATCTACCAGAACACGGAGATTATGAAAAGGCCGATAAATTCGATAGTATGCCTTGGGATAAAAAACCCTTAGAACCCCTATCGAAATACGGATGTCAAGATACTGATTATACTCTTAGATTAACGGTATACTTTGAATCTAGGTTGATAGATGTGGGCTTATACCCTCTATTCAGGCATCTAATAATGCCGGCATCTAGGGTATTACAGCATGCCGAGAAAATGGGTTTATTCTTAGATAGGGCATTCAATGAAAAATTGCTTGAGTCTTACCAGCCTAAAATAGAACAAGCGGAAAAGAATTGCTTAACTCTTCCTCGAGTTATTAAATTCTCTAGAAAGTTAAAAGAGGAACGGATAGAAGAATATATAAATAAAATTCAGGATGAGATAGATCAATTAGATCCTGATGATCCTGCCAATAAGCGAAAGATAAAGACCAGAGAGGATAAGATATCTAATATCCGTGCAGGTATATTCAGTACCAACAAAGAAAAAGACCTGGTTAAAGATGTTAATTTGGGAAGTACTAAGGACTTACCCCGTCTGTTATATTCAGAAGAGGGGTTCAATATGCCTGTATTAAAGTATACAAAGGATAAGAATAATAGGGATACCGATAAACCCAGTACGGATGAAGAAACTTTGGTAAATCTTCGTTTAAGATATAAAGACCCAAAATGTTCAAGAGCAATATTCCTGGACAATCTACTCGAATTGAGAGGTCTCAAGAAAATGTTTACTACCTATATAGAGGGATGGCATGAAAAGGTGCAAGATGATAGCAAATTACATGGCCAGTTCCTCATAATTGGTACAACTTCGGGTAGATTAAGTAGTAGGGAACCAAACCTTCAACAGATACCCAAGACTTCAGTAGATCCCAACATTAAAAAACAGTTGGTAGCTCCTGAAGGAAGGTTATATATGGCACTTGACTATTCTCAAGCAGAGCTTAGAATAATGGCACACCTATCAGGGGATGAGACATATCTTAAAGCTTTTGCAGAAGATCAAGATCCTCACTTAGCTATTGCAGCTAAGAAGTATGGAGTATCTTATAATGAAGCTTTTGAATCATATTCAGATGAGGAGCATCCGGACCATAAGACTTGGAAATTGAGAAGAAAACAGGCCAAGCAGATTGTATTCGGTATTATTTACGGAATTCAAGCTATGCTATTATCAGTAAAACTATCTGACCCAAAGAGTGGTATCATAGTTACACCCGAAGAAGCTCAACAAATGTTGGACGAATTCTTCGAAGAGCATCCTAAGATACGTAAATTTATGAAGAGCCAGGAGAAGTTCCTAATAAAATATGGTTATGTAAAATCATTGTTTGGTAGGAAGAGAAGATTGCCCCAAATATATTCTGATAGTTCAAAGGAATCTTCGTATGCTATCAGACTAGCTGTAAATATGCCCTGTCAATCGGCAGCTTCTGATATGACTCTATTTGCATCTATCCTGAATTATTGGAAAATGAGGCAGGGTAAAATGCCGTTCTTACCCGAGACTTGTACAGTACATGATGCTGTATATTATCTACCTAAGCCTGAGGATATAAATGTATGGGTAGTATATAATATATGGGATACTTGCCGTAATCCTGAAACTAAAAGGTATTTCGGATTTGAGATCAAAGATGTAGATATGTCTATGGATTTTACCATAGGTAGATCTATGGCAGAAGAATTACCTTTTATACCAGGATACGACTATAATAAAATGCTATCTCCTGACTTTTCAGTGGAAGAGTACATGGAAGAACACAAGAAGTTCAAAGGTATAGCTATAAAGGATTTCCCAAAATTATACAAAGACAAAATGAAGGAGTATGAAAGGAAGTATAAGGCTTAAAGATATAAAGAAGTCTACTCTTACGGTAGTATTTAAGGGTAATACTTACGAAGTAGACTTGGATAAAGAGTTATCTATAGACCCTAATCTCATAGATAGCTCTCTTTCCAATAGTCCGTCCAATTATGCTCTGCTATGTATGATACGGGATAGGCTTGTAAATAAGAGAGATTCCTTGGAAAAAGAGAAAGATTTAGCTTATAGTAAAGCTTGGATATATTACAAGGAGTCAAACTCTAGAATAAGCAACGAGATGGCTTCTCATAAAGCAGAAGTAAACCCTGCATATCAGGGGGCACTGAAAAGATATATGAAAGCTTCTATGAAGGCCTCAAAAATGATAAGCTTATGTAGGGCATACGAGAATCGAGAGTCTATACTCAGAACTATATCAGCAAACTTAAGAAACCAACATTAAAGATATAAGGTATGATAAAAGTAGAATTGAGCTACATATCTAGCTCGGAAGCAAAAGGGATCAACGATCTCATAAAAAGAAAAGGAGGTATAGCCGTTAACAATCGCATATTGGTAATGACCCCCGAGGCTAATAATACTAAAACTTCTGGGGGTCTGTATGTACCTGATACAGCTGATAAAGAAACACTTCCTCGTAAGGGAGTTGTAGTACAGGTACCCAATATACCTGTAGAAATTATCAAGGAGTTCGGAGGTTATGTTCCAGCTGTAGGAGACATAGTAACTTACGGGCTGTATGCCGGAAAAGAAGTGGATATAATTACCTATCCCAATAACACCCTGACTATTTTATCATTGAATGAGGTACTTTACATTGAAAAGAATCCTAACAAATAAAAACAGGTAAATGTATGAGAGACATTAAGAAAAATCGAACCGAAAAGGAGAAGAAGGAGCTTAGAAAAGCTTCTAAGGGTCTGGTTGGCTCATCTACTCGAGAGAAGATGATAGCCAGGAAAAAAGAGTTAAAGGAGAGATCTCAAGGGGGTGGTATGATATACCCTAAAGAAGGAACTCTACGAGTAAGGGTAAAATCACGAGGATCGGATGAAGAGCTGGGACTGGAGATAATCCAGTTCTACCTGGGTCCCAAGGAGGGAGGCATAATATCTCCGGCAACATTTGATGAGCCCTGTCCTTTCATGGAAGCCTACAAGAGGTTGAAGGAATCTAAGGACGAGCTTGATCAGCAGTTGGCAACCAAGATAACTCCTCGTAGAAGGTATGTAATAGGGGTAATAGCCTATAAGGATGAGAAAGGCAAAGAGATAGACCCCGATCGTATAGATAAACCATGCCTCATACCTCGATCTGTATATCAGGATATAATTGATCTATACCTTGATGAAGATGAGTGGGGAGATATGACCGATCCCGATGAGGGATATGATATCAAGATCACTCGAAGTGGTAGTGGAAAGATGGATACAAGCTATTCTGTATCTCCTTGCCAGAAAAAGGCACTTAACCCCAAGTATGCCGGGGAGGTGGATCTCGAGGGTATAGTACGTAAGCAGATACTCCCCTATGATGAACTTGAAGAAAAGCTCAATGACTTCCTGCAGGGGGTAGATGTAGAAGAGGCAGATGAGGACGATGAAAGACCTCGTAAGAAGAGGGATAGAGAAGACAGAGACCGTAAGAAGAAAAAGTATAAGGGTGATATTTAGCTCTCTTCCATTTATCAGTTATTTATTGTCAGGCCAGGCTTAAACACCTGGCCTTTTTAACCTAATTAATTATATGGCAAAACGAACTGGACTTAAGGTACCAACCTTAAAAGAGATAGCCCGAAGATATGGTTCTTCACTAAAGATGAAGGCCGACACCATAGACCACTATAACCTGTGGATCCCCTCTTCATTCTATGCTCTTAATTATCAGATGGGTGGTGGAATACCTTTTGGTAAGATAGTTGAGATCATGGGAGAAGAGAGCTCAGGTAAGAGTTTGATGGCATACAATTTTGCAAAATGTTGCCAGCAGATGGGAGGTCATGTTATATGGGTAGATGCTGAACAGTCTTGGATGAATTCCTGGGCTGAGCAGAACGGGCTTGATCTTAGCTGTGTAACAGTATTAAATGATACTCAGATAGAGACTATATCGGACGCATTAGCTGACTTAGCTATCTACTATAGATCACAGTTGGTAAACAATGAGCCGATACTCATAGTCATAGATTCTATTGCAGCCCTAGATTCAGCTGATACCATAAATTCTAAGATGGCCGATCAAAAAGCTGAAATGGGAAGCAGGGCTAAGATGTTGTACAAGATGTTCAGAATAAGGTTTGAACTCTTCTACAAGCTGGGTGTATCTCTGTTATGTATAAATCAGTTAAGAACAGCTCTCAATGTGGGTTTTGGAAAGGATAATGCCACTACCCCCGGAGGAGCTGCTCTTAAGTTCTATGCTTCTATACGACTGGCTACATACTCGGGAAGAACTCTTACGGTAAAGGTAAAGGGTAAAGAGAAGAGGGCAGGCAAGTATGTAACCATCAGAATGATAAAGAATAAGGTATCACCTCCCCGGGAGACAATATCTAAGGCCCCCATATATTTCAACCCCAATATTCATGAAATAGGTTTTGATAAGTACTTTGGTTTAGCCAACGTATTAGAGGACACCGATGTTATAACCCGTAAAAATGGAGGATCATTTTTATTCGAGGGGAAGGTGATATGCCGAGGAGAGGATAAATTCGAAGCATTAATGGCAGAGGATGATAAACTCCGTAAAAAGCTGATAAGGGCTTCAGGTATAAATACCATAGGTAATGCTAAGAGAAGTATGCGTGCTGTGGGTAAAAACCTGTTTCCTGTAGACAGCGATATAGAATATGAATCACAATCAGAATCTTACGAGGGGGATGAAGAGGAAAATATCTAATGATGCCCATAAGAGGTTGTTAATGCTAGTAGACGGCAGTAACCTTGCACACCGAGCATTCAGGAAATTCGAAAAGCTTAGATCGTCTAATGGAGAACCAACTGGACTAGTATATGGGTTCTTAAGAACTTTGGGTAGTTATGTAACAAGGTTTAGGCCGACATATTTGATAGTGGTATTCGATAGCAAGATGTCAAAAGAATCTTGCTTTCGTAAGAAGATACTACCAACATACAAAGCTCACAGATCTAAGAACAGTATAACCTTTGACTGGGATAGTTGGAGCTTCCAGATGAGACTACTAAGGAAGATATTACGTCAGATGGGTATACAAGTAATATATGATTTCAAGGGCCTTGGTCATGAGTGCGATGACTATATAGCAAAGTTTGCTGTAGAACACCGAGGTAAGTGCTTGATAATATCTTCTGATAAGGACTTCTGCCAGTTGCTATCATCAAATGTAAGGATATTTCACCCTCACAAAGATAGCTTCATACATGAAAGGACCTGTAAGCTTTATATGGGATATACTCCCAAGGAATGCGTAGATTATCTCACTCTCATAGGAGATGATTCAGATGATATTCCGGGATATAGGGGTATGGGACCCAAAAAGGTAAGGGACTTCTTAGATAAGTTCACTAGTATACAAGCTTTTTTAGATGATCCAGGAGCTGAATTTAAGGGGCTAGATAAAGTTAAATTATATGAACTGTATAAATTCAACCGTTCTTTAATTGACTTAAAACTAGCTCTGAAAGAACACCCCATAAAGAGAGTACCTATGTGTAAGATACGTCACTACCAAATAGATAGAGATAAGCTCTATTCTATATTAAATAGGTATAATCTAAAGTCTTTCAGGTTATATGAATTCTTGAACCCATTTGAAACACTAAGAGAATATGGAAATTTTTAAGAAAGTGATGTTCACCGGAGCATCGGGAGTAGGTAAAACTACTCTGGCCCAGTACGTATCTAATGAGCTGGGCATACCGTATATATCGGGATCATATTCCGATACCGTACCTGAAACAAAGGAGCAAAAGCATAGTGATATGCTCATAAAACCGGCTGATGAGATATTCCGAGAGGATATGCAGAATATAACCGTACGTAACAAGCTTTACAAGGATAGGGATGACTTTGTAACAGATAGATCATACGTGGATTCTGCAGCCTACTTCATAAATAAGCTGGCTCACCGTATACCCAACTGCGAGGTAGAACATGTAATGTCACTATGCAGGATGTTGACTGCTCAACAATGTACACACCTCATATTCATACCTTATTCTGAGAAGTTCCTTAGAGAGTGGGTAATAGAGGATAACAACAAGAGAGTACTTTCCCCTCTATATCAGTTTCAGATATCTCAGCTAATATGGGGTATATTGGATATCTGGAAGATAAAGTGGCAAAAGTTCTATGAGAAACCTATAACAGGTCTGGATAAGTACGGAACTATCCATCTGATGGATGATAAAGAAGTAAAAGTACTAGTACTTGATAGCCTGAGCTTTGAACACCGAGTAGATCAGACCATGAAATTCCTCCGATTGCAATGAGAGTAATAGGCATAGTTTTCTCTGACTTGCACTTGGGAGAATATACCAAGTTCAATCAGGACAATAAAAGGACCCTAAGCATATTCAGGGTCCTTTTATCAATTAAAAAGGAATGCTTGAAACATAAATGCCCTGCATTCTTTTGTGGTGACTTTATGCACAAATCTGAATTCATAACCTCATCCTTAGAGGAGATGATAATAGATCAGTTTAGTACCCTACAGAGAGATGAAGACTTCAATATATACGGAATATCAGGTAATCACGATATGTCTCTGAAAAACAGTATAGAACGTAGATCCCCCTCTCATTGGAAAAACCTATGTAATAAATTCCACTTCTTGCATAACCTGGATTTTGACTATCACGACTTTGGTAAGTTTAGGGTAGTAGGTGTACCCTATATAGACAGTAATATAGGCTTAAACGAATATATTAAAAATATCAAGATAATAAAGCCCACCATACTGTTATTACATACTGACTACCCAGGAGCCAAAGATACTGATGGAGTAGAAGTAGGTACAGTACAGAATCTGAATGTAAATCTATTAGACAAGTTCAAACTAACCCTAATAGGTCATATACATAAACCCCAGAGGCTGGGTAAGAAAGTATTTATGGTGGGGGCTCCCTTACAACAGAGACGTACAGACAGGGATTGTGATATGGGTATATGGTACATAAAAGAGGACTTCTCTATGGAATTTAAGCCGCTATCAGGATATCCCAAGTTCATAGATGTAGAGGATGAAAGTGAAATAAAGGATGACGGTAATTACTATACAGTTATAGCCAAGTCCATATCTAAGGAAGTGGAAACTCTGGATGTAAGTAAACCCGTAAATAACACTAGAGGGTTAGTACGTAGATATTGTAGGTGTAATGACATAAAAGATAAGAACCGCAGAAAACTACTGTGGAAGGTAATAAAGGAGGCCGAAGATGATACAGTTCAATAAAATATCTATAGAGGGCTTTGGTTCTATATCTAACTTAGAACTGGACCTTAACACCAATAAGATAATACTATTCAGGGGTGCAACCGGTAGTGGCAAAACAACCATATTCTCTGCTTTGGTATGGGCTATATATGGTAAAAATCTCAAAGGAGTTTCAGAAGTGATGACCTGGCCAAAGTATAGGGGTAAAGATTATAAGGGTGTTAAGGTAGAACTATATTTCGAGTTAGAGGGTAGTACTCATAAGATAATCCGTTGTCAAAAGTACAAGGGTGAGGTAAACGGGGCTAAGGGATCTGATCGATTGATATATGAAGTAGATGCCCTAGAAGTAAAAGATAAATCTAAGGTAAGCATACAGTCGCTTATAGCTCAAGATATTGGTATGACTTATAGCCTATTCATGAATTCTCTTATGTTTGGCCAGGGAATGAAGAGGCTTATACAAGAGAGTAGTAATGATCAGAAGGCTATATTCGAGGAGATATTCAACTTGTCCTATATATCAAAGGCCAGAGATATAGCTAAGTCTAAGTTCCAAGATATAAGTAGCGAAGTAAGAGTGTTGGAGGGGAAGTTGGATGATTGTAAACACCGAGTATCGGATTATGAATCTATACTGGAGGATATTCATAGCAAGGGAGACAGTGATTCTAATGACATAGAAGAGAAAATAGCCGAGCTGAAGAAAAAGAGGTCATTGCTAACTAAGGAACAAAAAGATATTGACCAATTAAGCCTGAAACAGAAGTTGTCTCAATTGAACAAGGCTCTAAAGGATAAATACGAATTAATTAAAGCCATCAAACAAGAGATATCTAACTCCCAGAGTATATCAAAAGTACTCTTGGAAGAAGTAATATCTAACATATTAAACCTACTAAAACGAGGTAAAGTAAAGGAGGCTATAAAGTCATTGGAAAAGATACACAAAGCCTTCATAGACATAAGGGATAACTCTAACTTATTAAGTGATACCTATTCCGATGTAGACAGGTTAAAGGCTGAATCAGAGGATATAGAGGATAAATTGGATAGGGCAGACACCTTAGAGTCAAAAATTAAAGATATAGGGGAGAATATAGACCTACTGAAGCAAAAACGGTCAAAAATAGACCACAATCTAGAGAAAAAGTATAAAGAGAAGATTAAACTTATACAAAGCGAGGTTAACTCTCTAGAAAGTAAGCTTAAAGCATATTATAAAGAACAAGCCGATTATAAGTGGTTATATGATGATCCCCTTAGTAATAAAGGTCTGAAAGCCTATATATTTGATAGCTCTCTTGGGTACCTAAACGAAGTACTAGAAGGTTATTCAAAGATATTGGGGATAAGCATATTATTCTACATAGATCTAGAGGGTAATCGCAAGGACTTTAAGACATTAATATCTATGGACGGTATAGAAGTACAATACGAAGAATTATCCGGAGGTCAGAAGCAGTTAGTATCTCTAGCTATGGCTTTTGCAATGAATGAAGTTATGACTCAATCTAAGGGTATAAATATAGCTTTTTTAGACGAGGTGTTCGAAAACCTAAGTAGTGAATATGTTGATTTAGTAATAGAGCTTATACGTAAAGTATATAGGAATAAGACCCTGTTCCTCATATCTCATCAGGATTCACTAACTATACCCGGTTCAGAAATACTACAGGTAAGCAGACATAACGGTATTTCAAATTACCAATAGGACTATTGAGGTTAAAATATACTAGGGTTATGTCCAGAATAAATTCTAAGAAAAAAGGAAGCCGTTTTGAGAGGGCTGTGTGTAAAGCCTTTACTGAATGGTCAGGCTATGAATTCTCTAGAACTCCCCAGAGTGGAGGACTTAGGTGGAAAAAGGCTGATAACATATCATCAGATGTGGTATGCACAGATCCCATACACAATTCAAAGTGCCCATTCTCTATAGAGTGTAAGAACCATCAGAGTATAAACTTTGAACACCCTCTATTGGGTAATAAAAACTGTAAAATAAAGGACTTCTGGGATCAAGCCACAAATGACGCTAATAGAGCTAATAAAGTACCTTTACTTATAATGAGGTACAACTCTATGAGCTCTGGGGAGGCATTCTTTGCGGTAGGACCAGAACTACATGAGTACATGAAAGCATATATAGATAACTATACTCATATACATACCCCAGATGGGTTAGATATAGTTATATATCTGTTATCAGAAGTAATGGATAGCATACAATACAAGGCTTTCTATAAATTCGCCAGGAAACTACTAAAAAAGGGATAAGATGAAGAGATCATCATACGTATATTGTATATTTAGACTCGATAGAAAGCTATATCCTCGTATAAACAAGGAACTACTTTCTAGAGGGTACAAAGATATAAAGGCTATAGTACCAACTGTAAGCATATTAAAACGTAGTAGAAAAGGTAAGAGTGAATATGAGGATGTACCTATTCTTTTCAACTATGGGTTCATACGTATGAGGTCCATAAAGGCTTTTGATAGGTACTTCTTAAATAAACTACGTAAGAATATACCTGGGATATTATCCTTCGTAAAGTCCCTGGAGTATAAACCTCGTAGAAAAAGGCTAAGGGTAGATAATGCCGAGGACTTTGATGATTATTCATTTGTTGCCACTATAGAGCGTAAGGAGTTCCGTAGATTCATGAGAATGTCAAAGGCCAATAAGATATATTCAGCCAGAGAGTTGACTTCTCAATCAATAGGGGATTTCGTAATATTACGAGGATATCCTTTCGAGGGTATACCTGCTGTAATATTAGATATAAACCTAAACCGTAACAAGGTATTAGTAAAGATATATCCAGATAGCTCTAGTGGACTTGACATAGAGATACCCCTGGATAATGTATTATATTCTGCTTATAAAGAGGGATCAGAAGACAAATTGTACTCTACAGCTCAGGAATATGATTTATCTCGTATAGCTGATGACGGTACTATAGAAGACATACTAAGCTCAAAACAATACTAATATGGAAAGATACCAACAACAAGCATGGGAATGCCTAACACCTAAAGAACAAAACACCCTATTTTTCAGCAAAGCTAAAGGATTATCTACTTGGGAGGGTGGGGAAATACTAAAGCTAGCTCACTACAAATACTTGGAAATAAAAGCCAGAGCTGAGAAGTTTTTTAAGATGTTTTCTGACTACTTTGAAAAATACCCTTCTCTGGTAAATCCTGAAGCCCCTTTAGATAACAACTTTAGGGACTTTATTTTTGGAGCTATGGTAAAGAGGCTACCAAAGATAGAAGCAAGACTACATTCTGGGGATCCTACTTGGATATCTCCTGAGATAACAAACCGACGTATAGTGATAAACATGGAAAGGCTTAGATATTCTAAGTCTGATTGGGATAAAGACCTGTATGCCTTGATAACTGAATTCGATCGGTGGAATAACTACAGGATATTACCCAGGTCATTACAAGCACCCTCTGCATTCAATCGTAGAGTACAACGTAAGCAAAAGTTATACGTAAGATATTTATATAAGATACCTACGGTCAGGATACAGATGATATATGACAAATATCATAAGAAAGGTCCTACTAGCCGTAGGTATTGGGTAAGTCTGATAAATGAGACTATCTTCCCCAAGAATGGCTATGGAGTAATACCCATAAGCCGTGATGAGAAAGTATTGGAAGAGCTATGTAAATTAAGAATCTATGTATTTGAGACCAAACTAGATGCCGAAAAATTTGGTGTATTATTGGCTTCATATTTTGAAAGCATAGATACTATACCTAACGGACTAGACTGGTGGAAAACATACCGTACAATCATTTCAAAAGCTATAAACTTTAAAAATCTAGATAACACCGATTATACCTCAGATACTCTAGACAATGCGTATAGCATACGTAGACGGAACTGGAGAGAATTAAAGAAAAATAATATAAAAGAATAAAAAAAATATCTATATTTGCATATCGAAATAAAATAAAGGAATAAATACATAAAATATATAGAACAACCATGAAACGAGACAAAGACAAGAAGACTAAGAGAGGACAGGTAAAGGTATCTTCTTACACTTACCGGGATCTTAAAAAACAAGCTGTATCTTTAGGAATGCCTTTCCCAGATGCTTGTGCAGCTGACTTTAATGGGTTAGCTTCATGGGTAAATAAGACAACTAACAAGCCAGATCCTAATCTCATAACTGAGTATGATAAATGGATGGACAAGCAACTGGAAGAGGCTGGATATGATAAGGATGATCCTATGAGAAGCTACCAGCTATGCTTGGGATATATAGGGGAAGAAGATACAACCTCTAGATCTGTAAAAGAGCCCAAAGCAACTACCAAAAGGGAGTCTAAAAGATCTCGTATCAAAGATGAAAGAGGTTTTGTAAAAGGGAGTAAAAAAGCCTATGTAATGGAACTACTTTCTAGAGGGTATGATCTGGAAAGAGTAACTAGAAGAGTACTGGCAAAATTCCCTGAAGCAAATAAGAAGTCAATAAGTACCTGGTATAGACAGGGTAAGAAAAAGTTAGCCAAGGAAAATGCCTAATAAAAGGAACAGATTCGGGGAGAAGTGGTCTTTGATACACTATCATTCAAAGTCCTTCCGTAAGTACAAGTATTGGTCTAGAGAGCAATTGACTGCTCACTTTGGAATATACTATGTACCTCCTTACATACAGACTTTGAATCCCCGGAGATTCCTGGTATGGCTAATAGAAGTAGTAAGGGGAAATATAGAAGTATACCAGCCCACAAGGGAGTATCAAAAAGACTTCTTCAAAAGGTATCATAAAGCAATAAAAGAGGCTACTAGATTACCAAATGGACTGATAGATGAAAAATCTATATCCCCTGAATTCTTGCCTTACTATAAGCATCTGCTACGGAAGAAAAAATGGGATAGGAGGTGGACCCGGGCTTCTAATAAATGGGACAAGAGGTTATATTCTCACAAGTACTACCCTTATACATATCCACCCCCTAACGGTAGGACCCAATATCCTGAACCAGTAGTAGTATTACAAGGATTTTACTCCAAAGAGTATGGAGAACTCCTATATAAGACTCGGTTCACGGATAAACAAGCTAGCCAAATATTCTTCATATCCGGTAAAGAAGCTCGTAATAGAGGTATGAGGATAGGTAAGTTCTTATACATAGGTAGGAGAAAGATGAAACCTCCCAAGAAGGTATCTAGTAAAGGACTACTTGGCTTTAAGTATGAGAAGTTTTTGCAGATATTCAACAAATACGTATCTAAAGCAAGACTATTACACAAAACTCCCCGAGAAAGGGAAGAATATGTAAGACAATTAATGAATAAGTTCCAATATGGCTACGACTCGAGAAAAATACGAAAGAGTATATATAGAAAGCCGAATATGTCACATAAGGTTCAGAAGGCTGAAACCATCCGAAAAAGAGATGATTATGAAGTCCTTGAGATGGGATGAGATCCAGATAGCCTTAGCATATAGGTATTTATTCAAGACTTCTGTTAAAAGATGTATAAGGTGGACTCTTAGGAATATTGAATCTTACAAGGAGTGGTTATTAACTCGGAAGTTCAACAGACCCACGGTATCAATGAAGAGGGCTCGTAAAGAACTATTATTACAAGGGTTTGTACCTATTTCCAAGTTTCCTATGAGGACTAAGACAGGAAATTTTGCCTATATTACAAGCAACTCACTATTGAAAGGTGAAAGACTAATATACCCAGAACACTTTGCTCATGGATATATGCCAAAGACTGGATGCAGATATCGAGATATACATGAAGTCTACGGTCATGTGGGAGTAGAGGGGTATACACAAATATTCTACACGGATTATAAAAACGGAGTAGCTAAATAACAAACTATGAAAGTATACATACATACCTATAAAGTAAATAGGGAGACTGGAGAAAAATCCCTAACTCTTAAGGAATTCTTCGGAGAGGTCCCTGATAATAACCCCGATGCGGTTATGAATAAAATACACCAGAAAGCTCAGGAAATTTACCGAAAGAATTCCATGAAAAAGATGGTGGCCGAAGAAGAAAAACTAGAATTCTATACTGAACAGGTGTTAGTATCACTATAATTCATTGAAACAAGCAAACTTTTTTCATCAATCCATTAAAACAATTAAAATTATGGCAAAGAAAAAGAAGAATGTCAAGGAAGAGGTAGAACGTATCACCCTTTCATCGGGAGCTATCTTGGTAAAGTACGATGATGGCTCTATGGATATCATCACCCCTCTCTCAGCAGAGGATATCGAGGAGATCACCGGCTCGGGTAGCTCGGAGGATCAGGACGACGATGACGATCAGGACGATGCAGATGATGCAGACGATCAGGATGACGACTCGGACGATGATCAGGACGATAACGATGATTCGGATGATTCGGACGAAGAAGAGGAGGAGGAACTCACCGGTGAACGTCTGATGGAGATGGACTTTGAGGATCTCGAGGATCTCTGCGACGACAAGGAACTGGATACCGATCCCGACGACTACGATGAGGACGACATCGACAAGCTCCGTAAGGCAATAGCCAAGGAGTTGGGCATTTCGCTCCCCAAGGCTAAGGACTCAAAGAAAAAGGGCAAAAAGGGTAAGAAGTAAAATTCAAAACACTATTAGCCTTCAATAGGGAATAAGGGGGATCCATCTTTCCCCCTCCCTATTTGAAAATAAGAATTAAACCAAACCATAACTCAAAAAATTAAAACTATGGCAACTAAGAAAGACAAGAAGGCAGAGAAGAAGGCTCAGCCGGTAAAGGAGAATGTAAAGAAGAACAAGAATGCAGATGACAAGGCTGCAAAGAAGGCTGCTCGTATGGCTGCTCTCAAGAATCGCCCCGAGGGTCAGCGACCCAACTCGAAGCAGATCGACGTAATCCCCATGGGTGACAAGGGTGAGGTAGTTACCTACGGTATGCCCGTACGAAAGGTAGGTACTCTGGTAACGGCCATCGCAAAGGACGCCGAGGGTAACGTAGTAGGAGTATCAGTAACTCTCGTTAACGGCGTATCTCCCAAGTCAAAGAAGGGTCATGGTACCCTGGTTCCCAAGGTTCCCGGAGTAAAGAAGGGCAAGGGAGATGTCGAGGAGGCCGACGATGAGGCTAACGAGGATGATGCCGACAAGGCAGATGACGAGGACGAGGATGAAGAGTAGGTAACTGCCCATCATATTAGTTTTAGTTTAGTTTAGTGAGAGGGGGTAGTTTAATGACTACCCCCTTTTATTATGTTTATGGCTATGGAAGAATATATAGACGTCATTTACCTTGCACTATGCAATCAAATCCTGTCATATTCTGCTATTCTAGAGGAAGAGGAAGTAGGGGAAGAAGAATTACCCCTTATAGAATATATAATCTCTAGAAGTGAAGAATTACGAGCAAAATTAGAACCGCTTTTAGAAAATAATCCCAAGGATGAAAACCTCGATCAAGAACCTTATAGAGAGGGTTAAAGATTTATATGTACTGTTAAGACATATAGACATATCCCTGGCAAACCCTAACATAAGTCCCGGGAAAAAACAGTCTTTGATAAAAGATAGAGACTTCAAGTATAAGAAGATAAAGAGTACTCTGGATGATATCAAGTCTTTAGTAAATGGTCATATAACCACGGTAAGATTTGAGAACCCTATGACTGAAGAGGTATACGAGTCTACCTTCCTCAATCTATCCGATGAAGACATAGCACTGTATCTACAATTTAAGGCCAAGATTTCAGGCAAACCCATAAAAATCCTTAGTATGACTAAAACCGATATAATAAACAGTTAGCCTATGCCATCACTATCCAAAATAAATGCTGTAAAGGCCAAAGAGAAGCTTATAGAGTACTTAGTGGTACATGATCTGGACACCTCTGTAGACTGGAGTAATGACCCAATACACGGACCTATCATAAAACCTTTGTTGGATGTTATAGAATTGGCCCAGATGAAGGCTGTGGTCAAGAAAAGGGCAAAGGTAACTAAAGCTAGGGAATCTGCTATAAAATATCCTTTAGTAGATGGTAAGCCCATGACTAAGAGGATGAGGGCCTACTACAAGAGAGCAGTGATGGGATATTCTAAATTCCACAAGGTGTCAAAGGAAGAGGCTAGTCAAAACATATTGTTGAGACTAGAGGCAAAGGAACATAGTTCAAGTAATCCTTATGTATCCCCTAACAAGAAGTATAAGGTAGATAAACGAGAATATGAGCAACCCGTATTGTTTAATATTCAAAGTGATACCCGGGAAAAGATAGGACCTTTCGTATGTGAAAAGAAAGTAGATCTCAAGAAAGTACTGGGATCCAAAAACAAAGAATCCCGTATAGACAACTTTACTAGAGGAGCTGGCAAGGGTTTTAGGCGTAATTCTACCACGTAGATGCTAGAGTCTAACCAGATATCTTAAATGAACCAGAATTTGCATATTAAAATTATATAAATTATATTTGCACAAAATAAAATAAAAATGAAAAAAGAAAGAACCAGAACCAAGAAAATCATGATTAACGGGGCTAACTATGATCCCACAGTCAAATTAAGAATCATTCCCATGAATTCTGACTATGATTTGGCTAGATTATGGGATGATATAGTATCTATCCAAGTTGGGGCATTGAACAGAGTTATAGAGGGTCACATACTCCGGGATTGGGAAAAGATACTACCCTCTTTTGGATCATCTCCCGAGGAAATATCCGATATGGCTGGTCAGTTAAGGAAAATATTCCTAAATAGCCAATGGTATAAGGAGGAAGACCCTGCAGTATTTCAAGCTAGACTCATAAAGTTTATAGAGAGCCTACAAACAAAATGGGTTGACTCTATCATGAGCATCCTATACTACCGAGAGGATAAACTTCTTCAGAATGATAAAATAGGTTGCGAAAGTATATTCGATCTGTGGGATATACTATTTACAGCAAAAGCTTTGAGAAAAGAGAGTGTAATAGGATTAAACATCATAAAGTTATGAATAGGTCATACGAAGTAAACAACAGTAGTAACATTAAGAAGGTAGAATTCCTGGATACTCATGATATAGTAAGGATAACCTTCAAAGGGGGTCAGGTATATAACTATAAGGGTGTAAAAGCCCCCGATAAAAAAGCTTTAGAGGAAGCTTGCAAGAAGGATGAACATGTGGGCACAGCTTTTGGACAGTATATAAGACCATACTATAAAGGACTTAAGATATGAAAAAGCAAAGTGATCAAGCCAGAGCCTGGGGCATAGTACACCGGGTAATTATAGGGGCAGGGGTATTATGCCTAGCTGGCATAGGGATAGATAGATGCAGTCAACCTAAACCATACGTTCCTTCTACATATTGGAAAAATTGGGATAGTTCTCGGGATATAAGGGATGTAAAATCCTATGATTATGAAACCGGGATGATAACGTACAGGGAATATTCAAAACCCAAACCAGAAGTAAAGAAGGAAACTGTATTGCTACAAAGGCGAACTTTTACTTCTCCCACTTATGAGATGATAGAGGGGAAGACTATAACCATTGACCTCAGCAAGATAAATAGAAGTAAATCCAAAGAGATCACTCTAGAGGATATTATAGAGAATGAATTGAATAATACCGATTATTATGAGTTCTACGAATATGACAGAGACTAGAATACCCTTTTTAACCGTAAAGAGGAGAATAGCATTAAAAGGTATATCTCTCATATATGCCGATGATAAACAAATAGGCCGTATAGAAGGTAGTAGGATATTTTTCTTCATCGACGGTAAACCAGAAGAGTTCCAAGCTTTGGGTACTCACATGGAGGCCAGAAGGTTCTTGGTAGAGAACTGGGAGGAAATATATGATAGAATCAAAGATGAATTATAAGTAACCATGAGCAGGGTAGAATTCAAAGAGGCTTGCAAAGCACACAGAAAACTTTGTCCTTACAAAGCTACAGGCATGGGTAGATGTGGAGCTAACGTAAAAATGGAAGAAGATGGTAAATGTCCCAAGGGAGGATGCCATTACATGGATGAGTTCAAGAAAATTTTAAGAGAAACAGCAATATGAGCATATTGGGAATAAGCCTGACAACTATTTGGGCAATTGGATCATTGATAGACTTCGTACTGATCCTATTCATAATAAGATTTACTGAGAAAAGAAACCCTATTCAGTGGGTAGACTATATATTATTTACTATATTCACATTCTCTAGCTGGATAGGTTTAATATACCTATACCTACTATATCGAGATACAGACCCAGAGGATACCTTGAAGTAGACCTTGATGAATTTGTAGAAAAAATTTGCACTAATTAAATTTTAGATATATATTTGCATATCGAAATAAAGAAAAAGATACATTTATTTATTAACACTTAAAATTTAGAGCCATGAAAGCAAACAAGAACAACCAGGAGAACAAGAACACCAAGGAGATCAAGAAGTCTAAGGATCAGATCGAAAATCCCAAGAAGATCAGGGTGAAGAAGGCCAAGAAACAGGAGGAGGCCAAGGAAGCTAAGGAAAAGGTCAAGAAGACCAAGACGGTAGATCTTGCCAAGAAGGTAAAATCGGAAAAGACCGAAAAGGACAAGGCTATAAAGAACACGGCTAAAAAGGCCAAAGACAACCTCATAGAGGAGGTAGTCAGCAAAAGAGAGGTAAAATATGTATACCCGGCAGATTGCCAAGACACCCTTTCAAGAAAGAAGTTCCGCCAGGAGGTAAGAAACAAGGTCCATCAGCTGGAGCTGAAGATGCTCCGAATAAAGGATAAAACTTCTAAGGAGTTCAAGGAAGCCGAAAAGGCATACAAGGCATACAAATCACAGTATGTTAAAGATCAGGTAGCAATCTAAGTTCAATACATCATAAGCCCAGTTATCCTCTAGGTTTTCATAATTTACAGTAGGGTTTTTAAGAGGATGGCTGGGCTTTTTATACATATATTGGCTATGATAATAGGGTTAGATGAGAAAGCTATAAAGAGGTCCAAAAGGGAACTTTTATTGCTACATAAAGAATGTGTAAGGACATACCTCATACAAAGGAAAGTAAGGACCTCTGTACAAAATAAGTTCTGGATATTGTATCACTTATATATACATGACTCCAACATTCACCAGTACTTCTTCAGGCCTATAAGGACATTCGTATATGCCTTAGTAACAAATAGGTTAAGTGAAATAGAAGACTATATGCCAGTGAAGGTCAAACCTAAAAAGAAGAGCAAATGTACGAAGCGAAAGTAATGACTTTACCCTTGGATAGGGATATAACCTCTATAAATATGGTGTTAGATGGAGGCATACCTTTAGAGGTAGGTACCCATGTACAAGATGTTGCTATATACATAGGTCAGGGTAAATATAGTAAGGGCCATAAAAAAAGCCTACCAGATTATGTAATAAGGGGCTTTTTGATAAATCCCAACTATCACAGCCATCCTACTTTCGTAATAGACCCAAATAACGGCAAGGACCTTCTATATATCACTGGGGTAGATAAGAAGGATACCCACAAAGAGAAGTTCTATTTTGACCATACCAAATGGAGGTCATACTATGAAGAGTCTCAGGGTAAATATGGATACATATTCCAAGTACCATCAAACATAGAATGTATAATCAATAAAATTACCAACCATGAAAGTCAATCAGTACATCAAGGAGTTTAACCTTAACGGAGCTAAGGGAGATCAGAAGGGTTTTATGAAGGCCTTCGGTGAAGAGTTTATCCAGAAACTAAACGAAGACCGTAAAACCTTTGAGGATAACAAACGGGTATTTGACTACAATATGTTCTCAAACCTGGTTAGACAGTATGAGATAAAGTTCTGGAGTATTTCAAACAAAAGGCGGGGAAAAGCATTCTCAGAGAAGTTCTTTGGGTATTTTTATGCTAACTACGTAATACCCGCTAGAAAAGAGCTATTTCCCGAAAAGCACAAGCAGATAGAGGATGCTCGTCTTAGGAAGCAACTAGACAAAGCCCAAGAAAAAATAGAAGAGGTAAAACGTAAGTCTATGAATGAAGCCATATATGGATATGACATAGATTAATCATACACACAAAAAGATAGCCCCCAATCGGGGGCTATTTCGTGGTAGTGCACAGACCTTGAAAAACGATAACAGGAATAAAAATGATTGGAAAGAAAACAACCCACGTAATGCAAAAGAGAAAGGTAGATGTGAATGCACTACCGTATATAAATAGTAATCTAGCCCTAACTATTAAATATAAACTTTTATGATCGTGGATAAGATACAACGATTCCCTAGAGGAGCTGGTATAACCGAGTTGGCCAGGGTAGCTAACTCTGATTCAGAGAATGCCGATAAGGCCAGAGAATCCCTTACCCGGGTTGCTATACAAACCTGGTTAATGGGTAATGGCATGTTGTGGGGTAAGAACTACACTATGTCAGAATTATCGGTATTTCTCAAATGTGAACCTGTCATAATACAGGATCAGATGAGAGATCAGTTATTTGATAATCGTATGTTCAGTAAAGAACATATAGATAAAATATTGGAATCTATGACTGGAGCGATAATAGGCATGGCTATAGAGGACAGAATGGAGGCATCCCAACAGTTAGGCATATTGAAAGCCAGTCAAGGGAACCACTATGTACCTTTTATATCTTCAGAAGTCGGAAAGATGCTGACAGTAAAACAGTCTACTACTAACAACCTCCATTCTATACTGAGGACATTGTCAGGTGCAGGAACCCCTAATATATTTAATCAATTCAATCAGCAAAACAATATAGAAGTACATGAAGTAGGTATTACTAAGATAGAAGCTTTGGACTTTATACAAAAACAAATGTCCTCAATCGATAGATCTAAAGAACTGGAATACATTGAGGCCCACTATGACTTCCAAGACTTGCCCGAGGTGGTTGCCAACAAACAAGAGGGTATAGATACCTCAAAAGAGGGATTATCTATCAAGAAAACTGAATTAGAAGCTATAACTGCAGACTATCATGGAGTCAAAGATATATTCGAAGAAGAGCATCATGAAATAAGACGAGAGATCATGGAAAATATCGATCGAGATGCTGAAGACCCAGAGATAGCCACTATCCTTCCCGGATAATAAATTTGCAGATATGAATATAAAAGATTATATTTGCATGAATAATAAAAAATAAATGCCTATGAAAACAATCCGTATCAAACTATGCGTAAAAGCTACTGATAGCTTAGAACCCTTTACCCCTATCATAATGCCGTCTGGTACACAGCAGATAACGATAGGCCAGGAGATTGCTAAAGACGGTCAACTATTCCACACTCAGCTGGGTGAGTATCAAATACTGACCACTGATGAGGATATCAAATTGATTATCGAAGACTGGGCTACCAATCTGATAGTATATGGTTGGCTTGGAGGTAGTGGTGATCAACCCCTCTCTAAAGAGGTATATGAACAAATCCTCTTTATATCCATGCCCTATATATCTTCAGAAAAAGCCGAGGAACTTTCTAAGGCTATCCAGGATAAATTCCCTGAAACGCCTTCAGAAATAAGTCCTCTGTCAGATATCGATGATCCAGAAATAGAGGACTTTAATGGAGCTAATATAGAAGTATTAACCGATGAAATACCTGATCCCAATGGAGAAAGCGATACATACCGATAGACCATCATACACTATTAGGGAGCTTATTCCCTTGGTAAACCGTCTTATAGTGAAAGGCCTTGTAATAAAGGTATTCGGACTACCCTATGAACCTTTCTCAGAAACTCTTGCAATTACCGATGTAAGGATAATAAGGCAGAACTTCTTCCAGACGACTTCTAACATAGTCCTGGACGGAGTAGTATCAGTATCTAAAATGAAGATGCGTACCCTTACTGGCTATTCACCTTTATTCAACAGGTTAGTTGACAAGGAGGGTAAGGTGAAATATGAATGCCTATACAGGGAAAGCAATCTGTCCAGGGTTATGATCCGAGACCTAGATAATGCTTGCCAAGGCATGATATTCAGATCTGCAAAAGCTACGGGTCTTATAGTTGACTTAAGAAACTCAGAAGACAACAAGAAGGAGATAGACGTATTGGATATCCCCTCTAACATTGTAACGACTGTGGTAGTAAATCCTTCAGACTGCGATTCACTCTATCAAATAGAGGACTTAGTTACTCCTTGAAGAGAAAGACTAAGGATAATCGAAGGGAGACTTTTCTAGAGTCTCCCTTTTTATATGTTATAAATCATACTAGAATATGCACTTATTCTCTAGAACTCGCGTCTAAGCCTGTGAATTTATTATAAATATATTTGCAGATATAAATATAAAAGATTATATTTGCATATATAAAAATAAAAACCCAAGCAATATGACTAAGGCTGAAATTAAACTACTTAAGGAGTTCCTTCAAATGAGACAGATAGGTGGAACTCGTCTTCTGGATACCGTAGTAGAGGTTATCAAAGAAGAAAGAAAGGAGATCTTGTTAGAAGAAGGTCAAACTAGGATGGCAATTCTAGAGAAATATCTAAAAAGTTCTAAGAATGATGATGCCAAGGATTTCTTTGTATGCCTCACTCTATGGGCAAAAAGAAGAGAGGGTCTAGAATTCTGGTTTAATTTGCATCATCACTGGTTATTTGTACTGACACATATAAATTCTATAAAATAGGGCACCATGAAAAAGATAGAGCTTAGGTATGTAAAAATGGGAGACTACTTCAGACTGAAGGATGATATAAAGGCTCCTCTATGGGTAAGAGATCATTTCGTAAGATGCGAAAAGAAGTATGCTTGCCATAAGTATGATGATTATAATCATGAGAACTTCTTCAAGGGTGATAAGGTAGTATTTGTAGAAGATTATGAATAGCGTAAAGATAATAGAAGAGAGACTGATACTCTATAAAGCTCTGGCTGATTCTATCATAGAATTGGCTGGTAGCCAAGATCCCAAGGTTCTAGACTCATTTAAGTTTACTCCCAATCATGACAAAGTATACATGAGGAGAGATCTAGTAATACCCATCGTAGAAAAGAGGTTAGGTCATCCCATATCAAGCTTCCGTACATTCACTCAGGTATTACGAGAGATGGAACTATACTTTGACATCATCATAAAGGGATGCAAACACCAAAAGTACAAGGACTACTTCAGGATAGATCTAAACAATACACTGATCAAATATTCAACTAACCATAACCTAATAATAAGAATAAAATGAAAGACCAAGGCTTAATCGTCAAATACTCTAAGAATCAGTATGAATCATGGGAAAATATACCCAACATGGTAAGGTCAAAGATACAAGAGATCCTCAAAGAATTCAGGGATCAATGGGATCCTAACCCCAAGAGGGAATTGAGTATAACTAAGTTATCCGATGACTCTGGGGAATACTATAAACTGAGGATACCCATTCTGGCCCAATCTGAATACCTTCTGGTACGGAAGTGGTCCTCTAAGTTGCCCATATTCTCCGTAAATATCTATCAGGGCTACTGGTGGTCTATATCCATAACTCTCCGAGAAGATGACGGAGAATTATATTGGGAATAAATGAATATATTTTGTATTTTATTATTATATTTGCATATCGAAAAAGATAAAAATATAAACTATGGAAAACCTGATAATCAAATCGATCAACGACTACGATCCCCAGCTAATTGAATCATTCATAAGCTGGGAGATAAACAAATCGGAGAATCCTCATATAAACAAGGAATATAAACTGGTCAAGGTTCTTTGCCGGGAAGGAATCGGGTGGTTCAGCTATACTTATAAGTTTATGCCCCGGTCTAAAAACTCAATAAAGACTCTCAGGACTACTCTAGTAAAGGAAAATGCAATATTTAACAGATCGGATGACGGGGAATATCTAGAATACCCCCATTATCGATTTTACCCAAACGGACAAATAATCATTGTACATAAGTACAACATTTAATAACCCTAAAATCTAAACACTATGAAAATCGAATTCAATGCTAAAGAAACAACCCAGGCCCTCATGGAAGTACTGGACTATCACCAGCTCATGGAGCCTATCATCGAAACCGTAACGGGATCATCAGACCAAATAGGCCGGGAAGTAGTCAAAAAGAGGATAGAGAAGGCCATGGAATACAGGCTACCAGTATACTTCACTATCAAATATCTGCTCATCTTGAACAAGAGCAATCCGGCTCCCTTCCCACCATTAAAACCAATAAGCTCTCTAGACATCCTGAGCTCGGTAGTATCTAGGGAGATACCCTGCATGGAAACCCATATCTACAAGATATTCCAAGACTTCTTGACAGAGAACCAAATACCCGAATGCGTAATAGATCATCGAATACGAGTTCAACTGCCGGTGGAATTATCCAATAAGGTAACTTTCCCTCACATGTATATGGTAATGACAGCAGCTTCAACAGGCATACTGGAAAAATATAGCCCAGAGGAAATAGACAATCTGATGAAAGCTAACCCGAGATTCATAGATTATATATGGACCCAAGTATTAGAGAAGCTAATCTCAGGAACCTTCAAATGGAAAGATACTCCCGAGGGTATAAACTACTGGGTGGATATAGACAGCAAGTGGAAGGTATATCTTTGGAAACACCTAATGTAACATAGCCAATCGGGGGGCAGTAAACCCCTGCCCCCTTTAATTAAAACCTTAACCTTAAGTAAGATAAAAATACTTGGAGGGGGTATAAGCTCTCTCTCCCTAAATTACAAGAAATATGGATATAAGCTGGTATATAGAAGAATTCCTCAAGTTCATTGAAAAGAAAGGGCTAAGAGAGGAGATAGAGGGATATATCTCAGAAGCCTGTGGTTATAAGGTAAATCTTAAGACATACTTAGAGAATGCCTATAAATATAGGGCAAGGATAATAGATCCATCAAGGCCCAAAACACCTCTACCATTCTGCTTCAATTGGGCACATACTAAAAGATTGCCTTCATTCTGGTATTACCTAAATCAACAATGGATAGAACATATATCAACCATAAAACCTGAAAACCAAGATGACTAGGATAAAGACTAACCTCACTTCTAGAGAGCTAGTAAAACTATTCTTAGAATTTACTAGGGAAAACAAACTAGAGTCTAAAATACAATCTAAATGACTGAAATACTTAAAGGAGAAAGTCCAAGGATGAAAACCCAGGAGATCAAAAATCCAACCCTTAAAGTATACACCAAGGCAAACTAACCATAAATATAACCAAACCATTAAAAACAATACCAATATATGGATCACATTGCTATCTTAATCGAACTACTAGAAAGACATCAGAAAGTAGAAGAATATACTAAGATTCTACTAAACCTGTATGAACCAGAACAAAGTACCCACAACACCCTCCTCCAAACACCAAAATCCACAATCAGATTCCTCATAGAATCCAATATAGATAAGAACCTATACTCCAACATCCTACCCCTAACCCTAAACACCAAAACCTACTGTCAATATAAATATATAATAACCCTATACAATGAAATAATCAGAAAGATGAAGCTATAACATACACGTATTCAAGTCAGTCCCGCAGTTCTTCAATTTTGACCGGGAAAAGGGTGAGAAAACCTAAGACAAAAATCAGTCTGACATCAGGGAGGAGAGGGGGAGAAAAAAATCCCAAAAGGAGCCAATATAAATATAATATAAAAACATACACATCTAACCCATCTCTCCTCTCTTCACAATCATATAAACCTAATATAAATAAAAGGGTAGGGCCATAATAAATTAAACCTATGAGGAAGAAAGAGGGGGGGTCACTATAGCCACCATAGAGCTACACAGCTATCTAGGCCTCTTTACATATATTCCTCTGGGCTTTTAGGTATACCTGAATTGGGTCAATAAAGCCCTCTATTAAATAGCCTCTAAGGAACCTGGAGGTACCTCTTATTGAACACGTATTCACAGAACACTAAAGTCTAAAATGTAGGATATCATCAAAAGTACACTAGGAGTACTACTTAAATGAACACGTAGTCAAAAATAGGGGATTTTCCACCAACCCCTTATATATAATATAATGGCCATTTTAGCTACGTGTTCAATTTTGATGACTTTACCCACATAGGCTACCTCATAGAAGCTCGATGGACATAATGTAGAAAAGCGATAAAGCTCATCTCCACAGTACTTTCTTAGAACTCGTGGTCATTTACTAACTATGGCCATAAATAAAAGTGACCAATAAGCCTTATTAGATGGTAGTTATGGCACTATATGGTACCTTAATCTCTTACTCCAGACTGACCTCATGAAAAAGGTGTATAAGGGTTATTGCATTAATTATTTTATTATTATATTTGCATATCGGAATAAAGATAAATATAAACCCTTAAAAACACAAACATTATGGAAACACAAAACACCAACATCCAAAAGACAAACTTTTCAATGTCATTCCCCGAGGGGATATTCAGAGCCCCTACTGAATGGAATCTTCCCTATGTTGTTACTACTAAGGTTACTAAAATTAATTCAGAGATTTACCTTTCATACGATGGGACTATGAAAGAATATCTTCAAGAACTCCTTTCATGGTGCTCTAATAAAAGTAGGGTAGCTAAGCTTACCGAATCTTGCAATCTCTTCTCTATGATAGACTTCTTCTTTCAAGTAGTCTATCGACATACTGATGTATTATTAATAGATTCCTCTGAAGTAACTAGCATACATAGGAAAATAGCTCAGCTATGGGGAATCAATAGTCGAGAAGACTATCTGGTAAGCCCCTTTTGTATGGATCATTATCAACCTAAAGGGTTAGCCTATCCTCCTGAGATGAATATTTCATTCTTTACCACTATAGATGAAACTGAGATATTGGTAACCTATTATTAATCCCCCTCCCCCTTTTATATCACGAGCCTTATAGGGTATTCAGGGAGCTTATAAAAAAGCTCCCACCCTTGTGTTGTACTATGGCTTTTATATGAGTACACAAAATAGGGCTTTATATTAATCTTAATTAAAGTACCTTCTAGTACCTTTGGGCCTTATAATTGACAGCTTCGCTTTTAGGTATAGAGATATAGAAAGATGAGCTTTTACGAGAGCACTTTTATTACCTATATATTCTAGAGACTGAATTTTATAGGGTTATAATTATACTAGCGGGTGAATTTATTGCTCTAGAGGGATATTTATGAAGGGAGGTTTTACACCGGGTTTGATGAGAATTTTTATCTATATGCTAACAATCCGTTCGGGCATATTCAACCATTATACACTCCTCCAGAGTCAACAGGCCTCAAGTCCCACCAGCTAACGGAGTATTTGTACGGTTGGTACATAAGTGTACTATAAGGTACCTCTTGGCACCAGCTAAGGCCAAATTCACAAACAACCAATTAAGCCTCAAGGGTAATCCCACATTTTGAGTGTAGATATGACCATCATCCCATCCCAGAGCAGTCCCGAAGATTTTTTAGAAAAAATCGGCGTCGGGGCGATAACGTATTAATTTTTTTCTTACATTTGTATATCGAAATAAGACAAATAAACCCTATTTATTAACACTTAAAAATTTTAAAATTATGAAAACGAATGAAATTTTGAAAATCGGTAATGATCTTTTTGTAACGAACGAAAGAAAATCAATCTACAAAAAAGAGATTTTTGCAGAATGCAAAACAGACAAAGAGAAAAAGAATCTGCGAATGAAATTAAGAAAAAAGTTAGACGGATTTATCGCAACTGCAATTGCATTCCGCAATAAAAAGGAAGAGTTAAACAAATTGCGTGCCTCATGGAAACAATATGCAACAGCAATATATCAAGATATAAATATAATTGCTGACGCAAATAGTAACACTGAAAAGAGCGAATCAATAAAGCAATTTTTACAGTTAATGACCGAACCAAAGCAACCCAAACAAAACGAACCAGCAACCACTCAAACAAAATAGAAAGCTATGGAAGAAAAAGTAAAAAAATACTTACTATCTTATTTAGTAAATAAAAAAAATATAAAAGTTGAAAAAGCAAATAAATTTATTAATTTGGTTTTTGATTTAATAAAAGAATTGTAAAAACTAAATTAGTATAAAATAAGATAGGGGGCTAAATTGTCCCCTATTTTTATTTAATTTTAATTTTTCGATAGGGACACCGTGGTCCCCTTTTACTGGAAGTTGGTTTTGGGTCGCTAATATAAGGAGTCTCTACGATATCTATGAACACACAACAAAGGGAGCAAGGATCACTTACTCCCCCTCTGCAGTACTTGGTCACCCTTTACGATTCATGATCTTATCGTCTATGTACTCAATTAAGCAGTATACACAACCAGCTGGTATTATCAATGGACTAAATGCCCATATTACAAGTAATACCCACCATAAAGCGTTTACATCAATATTACGCTTAATGTACCATACAAATACAAGGCCCAATACATAGGACATAATCAAAAGGCTTTCTATAATACCCATGATAGTAAAGTTATTAATATTATGAATAAGAATATAAGTATAATCGAAGTATGTACTCCATCTTTGAATTCTTTAGAGGAAGTTATACCCTCTTCTTTAGCTTTATCATATAATACTTTGCCTGTTATACCCAGGCTAGTTGCTTTGCCTAAATTGGAACCCTTACTCATTTGGTTAAGTAGTTCCCAAAATCCATACCACATGCTTTTAGTTTTATTAGTAATGCCTTTTTATAGTTCTCTATGTTCATTAGGCCTGCCTTTTCCAATTCTTGATAAAGTCTGGCCCTGTATATTGCCATGAATCCTCTGTAGGTCTTTTCTGGTTGATGAGGGTATAGGCCCTTTTCCCAATTCTCTTCATATTCTTTATATAGGGCCTTTCTTATTTCTCTTACCTTATATCTTCTTCGGATTTTTTCTATGAATCTTGAATGGCCTGCTTCTAGCTTAGCTACTCGTTTTGGAAATAGAGATCTCATTTTTTCTAAATCTCCCCGGACTTTTGCTTTTCTATAAGCTTCCAGTTTCATAGCGTATGCTTTCTTCTTCTTTTTAGATACTAGTTTCTTGTCTTTTAGTTTTTGTTCCCAGTATGCTTTCTTTTCTAGAATGCGACGTTTAGTATCTAGTCTAATGGCCTTATTTTCTTCGGCCATTTCCATGATCTTCCGGTTTAAGCTTGCTATTTCGTTCATAGCAAGTTTTAATTCTTCCTTTGCCTCTCTATATTGATATTCCCTTAATGATATTTCTTCTTCCCTTTCCTGCTGTTCTACCTCATCATGGGTACTTTCATAATCATCTATCAATTCGTCGGGAATTTCAAAGTGATCTCTGAGATATTTGATTATGTTGGGGTGTGTATATAATTCGGGTACTATGCGATATTCCTTCTTCTTGGTTTTATACATCTTGAATCCCAGTACCCCTATACCCGGGATCTGTAGAGTAAGGAACTTCAGATAGTATACCCTTTGTATCTTTATCCAATATTCCAGGGTTAGGGCTACTTGTATAGGATTCATACCTGTTTCGTAGGCAATAATCCTATACAT